AGGAGCATAGAAAGTCTTAGTAACCAGTCCAGTTAAAGGATCTACACTCTTATCTTGAATAAAATTAGAAGTAGTCATTTTGGTACCAGCAAAAGGGCCCAACTTAAACTTGGCTAAGGAACCGGCGGCTGTGTTAGCTACTACTGCCATATTTTCATCCAACAGTTTTGGCGTTTGTGCCTTAGCATCATAACTAATGGTGTCAAAGTTAGTCTGAAAAGGAGTTAGCGGATCGAACCAAGCTCCATTAAACACATCCACACCTGGTTTGAAATTGACTTTGCCTTGCTCGAAGTATACCGAATTATCTCTACCCCTAACATCTATAGTGAAATGTCCATCTGACCAGTTATCAGTAGCATCATCTACTACCCCACCAAAGACATGAGTGCCTTGTTGTTCGGTCACGAATTGTGTGCGTAGCAAGCTCCACAAAAAATTAGGAAAATCGGTACCTACATAGGTTGCCTTCTCTAACTGTAAAGGAATGCTGCCAGATGGCCTAAAGATGGAATCAAAACTATTTGCAAAATCTGTGACCGTATTATTAATATTCTGTAGAATGCCTGCACCAGATAACATGTTATTAAGGCCAGAAAGCAATTTATTATCAAATCTACTTTTAGAAGAAATATAGATATGTACTACATCCATAGGTTGGATAATCACTTGACCAGAGTAATTAAAGCGCATTCTTCTCCTAGCATCCTGCATAGCTTTATCCTTAAAGCTATTAGTAGTGCTATTCTTGAGAGCTGTCTGTGTACTAGATTGAAGCTGTAATTGAGCATAAATAGCGGAAATAAGTGTTTGGAAAGCAGTTAATTCGCTAGAAGATAATCCGTTAAAACCTAGGGCTGCACCACCCTGTAAGTATTCTGGAGATACATTAACACTACCAGCCGAACCGCCCAAACCAGCAAATCCATTAAGACCACTACCGTTGTAATCGAACAGTAATTGTTGGCCAGTAGCGTTGACAATAACCTCTACAGTAGAAGGAGCATTTATCAAAGTAATCGGCTTAGTACTAATAGTCAAAAGACTGGCCCCGCGAGCACTTCTTAATTGATTAAATTGTGATTGGGCAGACTGAATTACATTGTTAGCAGCTTGAGAGCCAAATTGAAAAAGTTTACTATTATAAAATAAGTTAGTGGCATCACTTAGAGCTATTTCAATATCATAATCGGTAATTAGCATAGATTCATAAGGATCAGAAATACTAAAGTTAAAATTACCCCCAGCACTCAAATCTACGGTAGTAGAAGTATTAAGACCAGTAAAATTAGTAATTTCAATTACTCCAGTACCAGCACCCAAAGTAGACTGAAATAAATCCATGTTATCAGTAATCCAAGTAGTATAGGGTGCGCTTCTATTGAAAGCATACACTTTTCTTAATTTATCAATTACTGAAGTAAAACTACTAATTTGGTTGGTGCTGTAGGTGTTAGAGTCCGGAATGGAACCGAATAAACCTGAACTAGTGGGCACTTGAGAGGTAGGCCCACTATAATTAAGCTGATCAGTTAGTGTAATAATCAAAGGAAGTAATTGTTCATTAACATTACCTACGGCAGCCGTAATCTTGGCAATTTTAGATAACCTTTCCAAAGCAGCTATTTGATTGCATTTGTTCTGAAAAAGAAAACGACTAGCTTTATAGAATAATTTTTCACTATTATCCATAAAATCTGGTCTATAATTATCTCCAACGGAAGAGAACATTCTCTTCTTAACCAGAATGGTAGCATTGGGTTCCTGCATGAGAATCTCAAATTGCTTAGGAGTAGTAGTGTATGGGTTATTTCTTAAGTACCCCTCTTCCACATATTTGCGCTCCGTAGTCCTATTGATATTTTGAGAAATATCACCAAGACTGGAATATTTATTATTGGAACCATCAATAACAGAGTTCATACCATAAGCTGAATTATTATCCAGCGGATATTGACTTGATATTTGATCTGCTAATTGTCCCAAAAAACTCATGACTTATTCCTTTTACTGTCCCACAATATTCCCACTAAAAGAGTTAGGCGTATTGTATTCACTATAACCAGTGTTGGCGGCATGTGTCCAAGGAAAATAGTTAGTTCTATATCCGCTACGCTGTGTAGCCATAAAGATCATTTGATAATCAATTAAAAAGTTATCAGCTCTTTCAGTAAAAGTCATGCTATCAAAATAGCCAGTAAAAATCCATCCATTGTAATACATCTGCACTGTAAAAGCTAATTGAGCCAGCGATGGAATATTTCTAGCTGACATGGTATTGTTAGGAGAATCCATCCCTAAAATACCGCCTAACAAACCAGCTCCGGGAGCGGAGGCAGTGGGACCTACTTGGGTATTGGGTGGCGTTAAGCTATTGGTAAATTGACCTAGGTTACCACCTACATTGTTAACTAGATTTTGAGTGATATCGGCAAAAGCATTATTACCAGCCAAGGTTAAGCCTACCGCATCAAAAGCATACTGTTCGGCACGATAGATTTCCTCTAACATGTTGAGACCTTCAATGCCAGCGCTACCCGTAGTGCCAGAGATATTGATGGTAGTCAAATCCTCACCCCAATATTGTAAAGTGAATCCGCCTTTGGTTCTATCCTTGGTAATTAACTTTTTGTTGGCATAGCTAATATTCTGTGGGTTAATAAACATCTGCGCTACGCCATACTGTGGTACAAACCATGAAATAATATTGCGCTGCAAAACTGCATCCGCCGTATTAGGAACAAAACTGTAAGGTAAGCCATTACCAATACTTTGCACTGTACTAGCCAGACTACTGGTAATTGGAGTGGCTGCATTAACACTAGCTTGTGCAGCATTGGTATTGTTAATAAGGTCGTTAAAAGAAAATGGCATGGTCTACTCGTTTATTGTTGTGATTGTCCGGCAGGTCCAGTATAGGCTTTAAACTGACTACTTGCATCGTGTGCCTTACCACAGTGAGGACAATCGATAGTTATCTTACCAATGATGTGAAGTGCGTTAGCAGAGCCCGGAGCGCTATAAGGAACGTGAGCTGAGGCAGAGCCCGTGCCTGGAGTATGAGCCGCGCCTGGAGCACTATAGGCTACTGCATGTTGAGCGGCAGTTCCCACTCTTTTACCAGAAGGAGAACTAACTGATTCCGCAGCATTCAATAAGGTTTGAGCAGCTTTGAGTTCTGACATGGCTTGAGCTTGACCTGGAGAGCCCTCTAATTGCTTAACCGTTAGTTTACGAGATTCTATCATCTCTTTTAACAAATTTTCTTCAGCACTGACACCTTCTTTATCGCCCGAACGAAAAGCTCCAGTCAACGTATCGAAAGAGGCTCGTAAAAAGGTAGGGATATCTTTGAGAGAGGATAAGGCTTGTTGTATATTGGCTGCTGCGTCTCTATTACTAGTATCTTTAACTAAACCACCTGAAGTTCCTTCATTGGCCTTTTTAACTTGTTCTCCACCAGCCGCACTTGAAATGGCCATTTGTCGCTTTAAACTATCTTTAAATGCGCCCTCAGCAGTAGTGAGTGTCTGACTAGTAGCGCCAGCCGTCATTTTACCTGCTAAATTAGAAGAGCCGCGATCTCCCATATCACGTATTTGCTCTACTAAGTTCATAATTTTGGTAGTGACGCCATAAGTTTTGGCTTGCATTTCTGCACCTTTTTGAGTGGCATCTTGGATAGGATGTTCACTCAAAGCATCAGCAATAGCTTTAGGATTACCTTCTGCCTTATTTTTCATAGCTTCCAATAATCTGTTAGCGGAAGCTTGATCCTTAGCTAATGGACCTAATAAGGTCTGTAACATAGTTGTTTGTTTAATGTTTTGAGAGGCAGCAGCTTGACTAGTAGCGGCTTCTTGTACTGTCACTATTTTACCAAACTGTTGCTGTAAAGTCTTCATAGCATCTTCTACAACAGCGCCAGGATCCTTCTGTAATTTGAGGGTTTCTTGTGCTGCGCCCTGCAATCCCCCGGCACCACCTGTCTGTTGGGAAATGAAAGCTAGCTGCCCAGTGTTTAATTTAGCTACTTGAGTATTCAATTGGCCAGCTACTTCTACTGCTGCAGTAGCGCTTAATCCAGTAGACTCTAAAGCCTTGCCATATGTATTGAGTGTTTTAGCTAAACTTTCTGCTGAAGAGGCAGCATTCTCCTGTCCGGTAGCAAACATTTTAAAAGCATCAGCTGACCCGCGTAAAGCGCTGCTAACATCTTCAATGGGGGCTTTTAGTCTAGTAGAAACGTCACTCATACGCACAGAAAAGAGTAACGCCTTTTCTCCCACTAAACCATAATCTCTAAAAGCCGTACTGAGATCTTTCATCACATCAGCCATACTACGACCAGAGCCGGTAGCTGCTTGAATAGTAGCCGTTAACATACTGGTGGAGGCGCCAGCCTTATCCCCTAATGAAACGGTTTCTTTAAGGGCTCCAGGAATGGAACCTAATTGACTATACCATTCTTCCGTTTGTTTAGCAGTTAAACCAGTAGCCTCTCTCGTGTATTGCAACATCATTTGTTGCTTTTCTAATAAAGCATTCATATCTTTCAGACCAGCGCCAGCTTTTGTCATCACATCGCCTAATTCACCAGTACGAGCCGCCATCTGCACATAAGCAGTTTGGGCACGAGCCATGTTATCGGCATGAGTGGCCATATTAGTGGCTAAGGCCAATACTGCATCTTTACCTTTAGCTAAAGCCGTATTGACTGAAGATTGGCTAGCACCAGCACCTACTAACCCTTGTGCAAGCATTTTCACAGCAGCTACTGTTTGGGTCAGAGGGGTATTTTCCAAAGCTTCTCTCAGCACTTTAATCTGGTCAGTAAAAGTAGAAAGCCCGCTGTAATCTACATTAGAAAAACCAGCAAAAGCAATTCTAGCATTCACGGCAGCTGAGGTGAAAACAGCGAACTTTTCTGATTGTTCCTGTGTTAAATCAGTTAGACTGCCTAAACTAACGCCCGCATCTTTAGCCGCTTGCTCAATACCATCCATACCGGTTTGCACCAAATCACTAACAGTGTTTAGGTCATGATAGGCAGCAGTCTGCGCAATAGTGTTGGTAGTTAGGTTCTGGGTAGCCTGAGCTGTATCATTAATGGAGGCAGCACTGGGTACTGTAGGATCTGTGCCTGAAGGTGGAATGTTAACCATTAATTATCTCATTGTTTATCGGGTTGTAAAGTAAGCTTTTTCTTTCTCTTTTTCTTAAGTGTAGCATTTTGGGCGTTAAGTGCTTGAAGACTTGCTTCCCTAACCATCTTGCTGGATTCCTCAAACTCTTCGTCGGTAGACATATGGACATCTCCATCACCCATCAATTTCTTCACTTCTTCTGGATGATCAAAGGAGGCTAATAGATATGCGTGATTTTTAGCTAGTTCGGCATCATCAATTTGGTCGCCCACCCAGTGATGAAACATCCAAATTTTCTGAACCGGGTCCATATCGGTAATACGAGGATCATCGGGCGTGGTGTGAAAAACTTCTCTACATAGATACCACGTGAAACGATGTTCCGGTTCATGTATTATTTTTTTAGATCTTCTACTACCTCCTGAGCATCCGTTTCATTTTTGATAGCATATCTTTCTCTGGCTTCTTTTACCATTTCTAAATATTCATCATACAGCCTGCCCAACAAATAATGATCCATCTCTCCAATAAACTCTAATTTAGCTTCTAGCTCATTAGATCCGATAAACTGATCAAGCTCCATACCTGCTATTTGGACTAGAGAACGAGATAACAATTGTTTTCTAATCTCGAAAGGAGATCGTACGGTGCCATCAAAAGCGGAAGCTTGTAAAATAGCATCAGACAACTCTTTATCTCGGAGCGTTTGCAACACGTAAGCATTGTTTTCGATTTGCACTGTACGATGACCGCGAGTCATACCTACTAACATTTCAATGCGACGTCTAGCCCCATCGCTCAATCTTTCCTGTCCAGTCCTCTTAGCTTCGCGAGCTTGTCGAAACTCTTGTTCCAAAGCAGCCTGCTCTTGAGACATAGGTGGCATTTGAGGTGGAACACCGTTCATACGAGCTGCAAAGTCGCGCAATGCTGCCTCATCCATCGGTTGCTGATCGGGTGGTGGGCGACCTACCGAACGAGAATAACCAGTAGCATCTGGAATAACCGTTTCCCTTAAAGGTTGTCCCGTAAATTGTTTCTTTCCTATTGGACTATCATAACCAGCCATATTAACTCCATAAAAGCAAAAGCCTCTTACTGTATTATATAACCAGTAAAAGGCCTTCTTAGTCTATATTAGGGAGTATTAGACTAAATTAAAAATTGATTAGAAGATTGCGGTGCCAGGAGGACTATAAGCAGCCGATCCGAGGTCGATCAATCCGGGCGAATCTAACGATCCACGACGACCATTAAGACCCGTATCAGTAGCACGTTCAATTGGGATATTGCTAAAGGCCAAACCAATTTCGCCGCCTTGAGCCACTGGTGTATTAGATCCATTATTCAAAATAGAATAAATTGTTTCCGCTTCCCAAGTCATGCTATCGGTAATAACCCAATCGCTGATTTGGTAAGTGTAGTCGATACCAGCAATCCAAACGTTCTTAATAGTGGTAGAAATTTGCAAACCGACAGCTAACTTTTGCTTATCAAAGATGATAATATCAAAAGGGTAGATTTGAGAAGCGACATGGATAAAACCACGATCGAAAGCTTCTGCAATACGTAGTCGGTCGAATCTAACACGCTGACAAGTACCCGTAATATTGGTAGATTGGTTGGGGACGGAGTCGATATGCCCATCAGTACCCACTTCATCGATCATCTTGATGGATCTCTTTTCGGAGATGGCCATGGATTGAACGGCACCTACCGGAACGGGTCCAGCTGGAGTTCTCACCGTAATGATGATATTAGTCGAGATAGCGGTGGAGGTTTTATTCGCACCGTTTGGATAAGTTAGTGTAGAACCTGTGTTGGGCGCGGTGGCCATATTGAAACTCCCTAGATAGTTAAAACTATATCACTATGTGTAATTATGCCTTATCTATTTAACCAGTAGAGCTAGCAAGATTTAGATTGCCAACATTAACGGTTATAAAGATCCAGTTGATTGGGAAAGCTGGGCTAACCAATACTGAGATGTTCCATTGACGAGGGTCTACAGTGTCCTGATAAACATTCAAGTTAGTATAAGCAGTTAGCAATCCTTGACCAACCAAGGAGTTAAGGGTTTCCACAGCTTCCGTATTAAGGGCGGCAGCCGTATTAACATCTTGCGGAGTGCCAATGAAACCTTTGAAGGCAGCTCTTAATACCTTGGCCACTCTGTCTCGGATAAAGACGATAGAAACTTCTTGTTCTTCTGGAAAACCGCTTTGAGAAGTAGTGATGCCCCAAATGACAGTACCGCCTCCGGCTACTGGTTGTAGAGTACAGACTCCGGCAGCAGCTAGTTGTTCCAAAGTTAGAGTAGAGAAGGTTTTATTACCTAGGATAGTGAAGCCTGAAAATACCTTGTTGGTAATTGGGTTTTGTATGATTATATCCGCAGACTCATAACCAGCGGCAGCGGCAGCGATGTAGAAACCATCGATAAGGATATTACCACTTGATACAGCTACAATGATTTGGTCAGGGTAGAAGTAGACTACACGGTAAGTATCACCATAAGCGGCAGCGACAGAATAGTTGGCTAAGTCTTGTGGGTTGGCCTGTAGAATCAAGCTTGGGTTGGAACCTGGAATACCTTCTAGTGGTCCTAGGTCTTCTACTGCGGCTAATTGAGCACCAGTCAAGTTGGCTGGAGTCAAACCGTTGATAGCTCCGATGAACAATACGCGTTCCTTCTTGTTAACAATGTTGCTCATGGCAATACAGTGGTTAACACAGTTCTGGAAAATAACGCTAATGGTCTGGTTTGGTAGTGGAACCAAAATATCGCATTCTACTGTTTCTAGAGCAGCTAGGGCATTGATCCATCCAGCATCGTAGAAAGTAGCATCACGGTTATCTACCAAACTGACGCTGAGACCATAACCATTTGGTACTACGTTATGGTTGACAACGATATAGTTGCTTTCCAAAGCTGGATTGATAACCTCATAACGAAGATTATGTTCGGATACCACTGTAGTTTGTAGGGTTAACGTATTGGTTATGGAGTCAAATCCAACAATATAGTAAAGACCATCATTGTTGGCAGATCCATTGATTTGAAGCTGGTATCCGTTGATATTGAGCTTGCTATTAAAAGGGGAGAAATCGACAGCCGTGCTAGTTAAGTTACCTAGCCCAGCACCAGCAATAGTCAATACGCCGTCAGTACCACTGCCACCTGTTACAGGTAAGCCATCCACTGGGTCAATCAACTCGAAAGTAGTTGGATTCTGGTTTGTGAAATTAGCAAGAGGTACGGGTCCAGTTACATACAAGACACCATTAACTACGTTAGTTACCGTATACGTATTGATGTTGGCGAAGTTAACAGCATCAATGACTTTAAGTTCTAAACCGATGTAAGTATTGTCAAAAGTAACCGAAGAACTAAAGGCGCCCTGGTTAGGTAGAGCTGAGTTGATTGGAGCTATATATCCGTCAAAACCACTAACTACCGTCTCGAAACTTTGAATGACGGTATAAAAGTAGGAGAAACCAGTAGGAGCTGGAGCATTGCTCATAATGAATTGATTTTGAGTTGGATTACCGGCAGTGCCTAGGGTATAGTAAGTTTGTTTGTTAGGTAAAAGTTGTGTTTCTACCTGGGTGCTGTTGTTGGTGACAAAGAAATAGATATCATCATCAAAAGCTGGTACCACGCCCACTGGCAATGGGAAGATAAAATCATCATCATTAGTGGAGGCAGCATTGACCGAAGGAGATAGGTTGAAGAAAGTTCTACGTGGAAGTGGAGGGGCTGCCTGTACACAAATAAGGCTGGAAGCTCCATTAGCATAGAACAATTGAGCACCCAAAGACAAGCTATTATCTAAACTAGGAGTTCCAAATTGAGTAACTACTTGGTTAAGACCCTGAGTCAAAGTAGGAGCATTAATGTTGGCTACCGGAATATAAGTAGCAGTTAAGGCATCATTCTTCAGCAACACACCACTATTAACAACAATGGTGAAAGCATCGCCTGGTACGAATGGCGAAACCACCACATTCATCACTTGCGTTTCAGAGATACTGAATTTCAAAATACCATTAGAGACAGTACCTGATGGTGAAGTAGATGGAGTCGCAGTCGCTGTAATAGTATTGGTATCCAAAGTCACAGCGCCGTTTTGAGCTAACAAACTACCATTAACAGTAGCGCCAGTAGTAGCAGTGATAGAAGTGAGGGCGAGAATACTACCTTCAAGATGAGAAGAGGTACCGAGAGTAGCAGAACTGCCTACTGCCCAGGTAATATTAGCAGCAGTTGCACCACCTGTCAAAACGACAGTACTGGAGGCAGCAGTCACTAGGGTGGTGGCCATCTGGAAAGTATAGCTACCAGCACCATTAAGGGTTAGTGTTCCAGTGTTCATAAAAGTTCCAGAAAGAGAACTATAAACACCAGGAGTTAAAGTCTGTCCATTAAGGTCGGTTGGAATGGTAACAGCACCAGATAGAGCTTGAGCCGCATTATAGGCAGCAGTTAAGGCAGTTTTGGCGGCTTGAGTTACCGAGTCTCCCATATGGTTGGTACCATTAATGGTGAGGGTTCCGAAACCTGTTTCGGTGGTAGTTGGATAGGTACCAACATCGCCAGTAACTGTAGAAGCTCCGGTATTAGTAATACCAGAACCTGCCAAAATACCAAAAGATAGAATTGATGGAGCGGAACCATTAGCTACCATCCAAATGATTGGGTTGCCATTAGCATCTACTTGAGCACCAGAAACAGAACCGATGGCGATAAACTGAGCAGTACCGCCGATAGGTTGATTCATAGAGTTTCTTTGCACAGCTATACAACGAACGGTCCAAGTCTCTGGTGGAGCGTTAACATCCACTAAGGTCAAGCCGTTGATAACTCCCAAACCTACGTTAGTGGAAAGTGGCACATAAAAAGCGCCACCTTGATTAACTATATAAGCAGATTGTAGTAAAATTTCACCGGTAACTGGATCTAGCAAATACTGAAACTGATTGCTAAAAGTAGTGGTAGCGGTAATGACAGACTCCATACCCACCAAAGGAATACCGTTCAAAAACAAAGTCGTTCTATTTGGAATAAGAGGGGCACCAGTAATAAGAAAGTGCCTACCGTCAGAACCACTAGTAGAAGTATAAGTTGGATCTAAACCGTCTAGACCGCCACCTTGAGCCTGAGCCACGATGGTACCGTTGGTTTGGCCTTGACCAATCATAGCAGTTACGCGAGAACCGCCTGGAATAGCGGCACCAGCGGCTTGCGTCTGAACTAGCGTAAAGACGCCTGGTAATGCATTTGTAGCTCCTTGGATATCCGCCATGTTAAATCCTTATCTCACTCTGTTTGATGGGTTGCCTACTAAAATGTAATAATATTCCTATTCTCCAGGATATATTAATGCGTTTTGTTAGCTTTGTTGGTCTTAATGTTTCTAATTTACCCATTTATTGATTACGACTATTTACGTGTTTATTAGCATATCGATAATACTAACCTCAGTATCGATAGTCAAATTAGCCGCCACCGGACTATTTGCCGTTAAACCTCCAAAGGTTACGGTAAAAAGAATGGTATCGATTAAATCCTCAATTGGGATCTCCCTGCGCCATTCAGTTCTTATATTTAATGTGATACTTTGCCTAAATAACTTATCATTTCGATCATCTCCCTCGGTAGGCGCCCCAATCACTGGAGGTTTGACGATAATGCCCACTTCATGTAAAGTATCAAAACTCACTTCGGCAAAACACATTCCAACTAATTCCACTAAATCATCCCTAGCCCTTAAACTTCGGGAATAAACATCTACAATGATAGAGCCCTCCCATACACCGGCAGTCACATAGGATTGAGGTCTACGGAGCAAGGTTTGGTTGCCATAGCCGTCTTCCAATATCATTTCGCTATAGTAGATGGTGCCTTGGTTTCTATTAATAGAAATTGGTACGTAGGTAGAGCCGCCACTTTTTACTAAAATAGCTGGATAGTAAATACTATCGTAACGATAATTTTCTCCAATAAACAAACGAGTAGGGAGAATTGGGTTAGGATTGAGTTCAGGATGGGCGCCCGGACCATAAGGCAAGTCAGCACCAGGCGGCAAATCGGTATGATCAGTGGTATTGGCGAAACCATAAACGTCCTTAGAATAATGATAATAGCTATCTTTGGAAAAAAAGTTACGTAAAGTGTCTATTATCATTTCCTTAGGATACACCATCATCGACGCTTGCACGATGTGATAGATGCCATAAAGGTCCGACTTGAAGAAGTTGTTTGATGAAATGACGCACTCTCCTAGCACCATCAATATTGGTGCTCATTTATTTACCAACGATATTTAACAATAAGTGGCGACTCATAAATATAAACTGGAGATGTATTACCACTTACTGCAGTAGTTGCTTGATACACAACGGATATTCTAGTGCCAGGAGTTACAAAATATTGTGGCTCTCCAGATACGTCCAAAAATATATATTGAGTGGCACTATTGAGTTGTGCGGCAGTAACTTGGTTAGCGCCAGCTGGATTTTTTACTTGCAAACCAGCCGTTTGCTCAGAAGCTACTACTGGCGTAGTTTGTGAAGCGGGTGGAACACCAATAGTATTTCTCACATCCGCTAAACTGTTTGCTAATATAGTAGAGATAGTGAAAGAGTTATAAGCTGTTGGAGGGGCAACTGGAACAGCTGATACGCTACTAGCAGACCATAATTGATAATTAGCTACACCAGTTTCTAGAGTGTAACCATCAGCCGTTATACCTACAACAAAATTAAGTATTTGGACATTATTGGGTAAATACTCATTAACATCAATAGAAAAAGTATAACTAATTACGCTAGTATCACTAGGTCCATAAAGAATTGCTGTTCCTTCACAACCTATATAGTTGGGCGTTCCAGTGCTAACGGGAGGAGGTGGAGTATAGGGTGGTACCATGTTGTCAAATGGATTTGATAGGGATGGTTTTGTACCGATAGTAAAATTGCCATATTTGCATCTAACATATCCATCCGTGGTGTTACCGGGATCGGAATCAAAACTATAAAAACTTTGTATAGGAGTAGTTGCTGCTGGCCCTGATTTATAATCAAAATCAATGAGATTAGGTGTTTTACTAATTGGCAAATAGCCTGTTTGGTTTTTGTTAGAGTGATAAGTAGAGGTGGTGGTAAAGCTATTAGTACCCACTCCAAGAACCAGTGTCTCATTAACTCCAGCCAACAAGCTATCTACAGTTGGACTATCAAAAATATTGTCCGTAATGACCTGATCGTTAAGGCTATCAACGGTAATATAGGCTTTAATATTGATACCTTGGTTTTGGATGCCGGGACCTATAAAAGTGTTATTAGTTATTATGGTAGAGCCACCTACTAAAGCGATGTGGACGCTTGTGGTTGGCGCGTCTGGTATGCCACTTAAAAAGTTATCAGTAATTTTAGCATAACCAGGTTGAGCATATTGAGCTTCAGGATCTGCCACTTGATTAAGATCCAAATTCAAGTTAATACAGTTGGTATAACCGTTTCCATTGATAGCGTCCATGTTGGTGCCGTAATCAACGGTATTACCCTGTATCAATATATTTGAGTTTGTTGAAATAGCCATTATATCACCGATACCTCGTCCACCAGAATAGCAATTAGTTGCACAGCTTGACCATCATAGTAAGGTGTCAAATAATTGATATTGGGATAGGCTTGTAGTTGATTGTTGACTATAATCAACGGAGAGGTTCCTTCAAAGGGATCTTCATAGGAAACCTGGCGTCCCGTCTGAATGTAAGAACATACATTGTTAGAAATTAACATGTATCCTGTATAAATGGGTGGAGTTGCGCTAGCTGGCAAGATGCCATTCATAAACGGTCTATTACCAGCGCCATCACAGATATTTCCATTAGCATATCCTGAGTAAATAAATGGACAAGTATTGCCAGAGATAATGGTACCTGATGCCTGCATAAAATTATAGACATCATCGAGAAGTTGAGACGTAATATTTCGTTTGACCAGGACGTTGATGGCGCCACAAGTGTTGCCTACAATCTTAAGGTTGCTAGCAGCTATTAGTTCTGACACTGGCGTTATTGCTGCAGGCGCACCTGGGATGGTAACAGTTGTATCATTAAGAGTAACAGCGGCAGTTGATGCAAATAATTGACCATTAACAGTTGAACCACCATTATCAGTAATAGAAACTAGAGCCAAAATACTACCATTAAAGACAGTACCGGTACCAAGGGTGGCTGAGCTACCCACTGCCCATGTTACATTGGCGGCATTAGCACCATTAGTTAAAGCAATAATAGTATTGGAGGCTGTTACTAGCGTAGAAGCAATTTGGAAAGTATAATTACCTGCACCATTCAAGGTAACAGTACCACCAGTTAAGTTAAGGGAGCTAGTAGCGAAATAAACGCCTGGAGTTATGACGGCACCATTAGCATAGGTACCAGCTACGATAAGCGTGCCACCTTGCGGTGCTTGAGCAGCCAAATATGCGGCATTAAGAGTTACCGCAGCAGCGATAGCATCAGAATCATTAGAATGAGTACCACCTGTGGCAGTACCAGGAGGGAAACCGGTAATAGAAGTTCCAGGAGAAACGCCAACATCACCAGTAACAACAGTGGGTCCCGTATTAGTAACGGTAGAAGCACCGAGGACAGCAAAACTCGTAACAACAGGACTTGGACCTGTTCCACTAACATATGGCGAACTAATCAAGATAAGCTGATTCTTATTACACAAGTTATTATCAATTAAACAATTGTTGAGAAGCGGACCATTAGGAGCATCCACGGTTGGAAGCGATTGAACAGTCGGTCCAACGAAAGTGATAACGGCTCGTCTATCATCACCATCAAAACTGGTTTGGAACTTGTTGTTCACTACTCTGATATTTTGCATAGTGGAAAGGCTGGAAACAAGGTTGAAACCGAGAAAGGCAAATCTACTTTGGTTCGGAGAAGTAAATAAACAATCCTCGAAGGTGACATTCTGAAGTCGCCCAGGTATAGCCAGTTCACCATAACCATCACCAGCCGAAGCGTAAAATGCTGCCTTAAGAGGGTTAGATACATAGCCATCTGAATAATCAGGATCGCTATTAACTACTGGATCATATAGATAATCAACCGTCACGTTTTTGAAGGCAACATTGCTACCTAACGCAAAACCAATATCGTTAGTGATAGTGATGCTTCCACCCATGCCTTCAAAAGTTACCTGACTTAAATAATCCAAAGTATAGGTAGAGGAAACTGTGGTGTTGCCCACCACTTTGATAGTTTGTCCAACGTCATTATATCCATCAACAGTAGAGTTACTATTAGCTAGTTGAGTTAACCAGTTGGTTAAAGAAGTAAAGTTTCGGAAACTGCCTTGTGGACCTAAGACAAATGGAGCGGTTAAACCGCCATAACCATTGGCTACAAATCGGCGAGCATCAATATCAACAGTAGGGGTGGCGATAGTAATAGCATAGACGCTGTCTTGTAAAGTAACGGTAGAGGTAATCATACCTACCAACACTACATCTTTTTGATTCTCAACTAAATCGGCTAAATAAGTAGCGCGAACTGGATAATAGTTGCTCAGGCTGTTGTTAGGGTTGGCTACATAGAAAATTCTATTTTCATCCAAACCGTTGTCCAAATAAATGGGCGCACTATTTGGATTGAAATCCGTACAAGCGATAAACTCATATTCTCCATCTTGATTGATGCAAATAAACCAGGTAATAGTATTGTTGATGGTGTGTGATGCGCCAATTACTTCATACACTACCGGAACATTGATGGTTCTATTGTTGACTTGAACGATATTGCCATTAACAACCGCTACACCACCACTCATTACTATTTCGCTGGAAAAAGGTGCGGCACCTGTAGGCGAAGAAACTACATCAAAGCCCCTGACAATGCCATTCTCTTGGAGAAGTCGAGTAGGAGCTGCAATATAATCTAGAGCAGAAGTAGTTAGTTGTGCCTCGCTAACATTACCAAACTGTCGTCTATCGGTCAGATAAGTTAGTTGTTGGTTCGTATCGTTTAACTGGCAACTTCCCAAAATCATAATCTGTTCGTCTAGTGCCAAAGTTGGGAACAATTGGATATCAATTTGCTGGTTAGCAAAAGAACTAATAGCAACAGTAGAGTTTAGATTAATATCGATGTAGTCAATATTAGTCTCATCATAGAACCTAGTTATCTCTCCCTGCTTACCAACAGTGAGTGGTCCCAAATTATTGCCTAAACTGGAGCATAAATATCCAGAATATACACCAGTAACACTGTTGTAACTAAGTATATTAAGTGTAATTTTAGTTACACCATTACCAAATGGATAGCCACGCAATTTAGGAGAGATGGCTACTAGGTCAAAATAGGAAAGACTTGGGGTGCTAGCTAAAGTTATACCACCCACTGATGGAGGATTAATGAGCTGATTAGATCCAGAGACATTCATCCTTCCTCTCTCATGAGTGAAAGTATGAGCATTTTGATCGATGTATACCTCAAAATGTCTCTTGAATGGGAAATTAACTGCACTAAAATCGGTAGCTGACTCCGCATTAAATGAGACAGAATCGGAACTAAAATAAATAGCTACTTTTCCACTTGTAATAGTATTGGTTCCGGACGTACTATCTGGTGAAAAACCAATACCCTGAACAGAATCGTACACCGTGATAGTGGTGCTAGCATTGGGACAGCAACCAAAATTAACGGCACTAATAATGAATCGACCAAAATCTAATGGAAAAGTTCCATCTCCTCCCAAAGATTGCACTACGATGGTTTTACCTACTTCTAGTCCTGTAGCAGATAAATCATATGTAATACTATAAGTTTTTTCTACACTAACGCCTGGATTAATATAATAACCGTCTACCGTAGCTACCCAGTATCCATCACCATAAGTGTCGGTAACTTGATATCCGTCTGGAGCCATTTCCTCTTTTTCTACACCGTTAACGTAATAGTTATTTCTCTTGAGTGGCACAAATAATTGAGTGGGTAGAGAGGCTGATCCTACGGTGTAAGAAGATTGATATGGAGGGCTAGCGATATTAGCACCACCCAATCCAAATCCCAAAGGATCTACGGCGGCAGCATATCCATCGGTAAAAACATCTACCACGTTGTTGGGAAAAGCAATAGCAGTAGCAGTAGGATCATAACCTCCAACACTATTAACTACGCCATTGAAAATGGAGAAAGAAGCGTTGTTGTATGGGTCGGCAAGCATGATACCAAAATTACCCTGATACTCAAACGCAATAAATCGATAGTTAAAACCGGGTTGTCTAAAAGCTAAATTGGCTGTCTGTACTACACTATCCAAAGTATAAGATCCTGGAGTGGCACCAGCATTACCTGTTATATCAATGGCTGGTAAAATAGAATAACCATCAGCAGGAATACCATCAGGATATAAACCTAAATATAGCAGGTAATGAGTGCTATTTAACTGGCTAGCATCAAAACCATTACCTAGGGCCTGAGCACCACGAGGATTACCAATGATGAGACTAGGTTCGCCAAGAGGAACACCTGGAATAAATGCAGGAGCCATCGCCAACACGCCATATTTATTGGTGTTGATGAGGGAGCGATCAATATAAGCGGTAGCAGTAGTAGAATTAAAAGCTAAATTCTTGCCATTGATACGGATAGTATAAACGGCATTACCACCATTTTGGTTGTATCTTTTCTCTTGAATAATAAAACCAACTTCTACCGTGCCATAATTAACATAGATAATATCTCCCACATTAACGGCAGCAAACTGTGAAGCAAAAACATTATTAGAGGTGTTGGTCGGCATAAATTGCACGATATCATCACCAAAATTGATATTATCCATCGGGGAACTACTATTACCGAACTGTCCTAGCAAATAAGTAATGACTGGAGTAGACGGAACTATGGATTGACCATAACCATCAATCAATAAACTAGAAGAAGTGGAAACTCTAGAAATGCCGTTAGCATACAAGTTTTGTATTCTAGTACCCAACAAGAAAATGCTGGAGTGATCAATAAAATCAGCAAACAACTGCAAGTCATCGGCAGTCTGCGAGATAGTAACAAAGCTGCTGGTATCCAGAAAAATGGAACTAGCTACATGAGAGTAGTAAGATGGATACGTGGAACCATCATTAGTCGTGATATTTTGTAGGGTACCAAAGGGGGAACCATCTGCCCATTGATGAGCCAATAGTTCGTTGTTGATATCATTAACTAAAGTATAAGAATTAGTATTATTGCGTTGGGTACGGAAAACGTTATCCAAATACTGTGCAGGGTTTTCACTCACATCAATATCTGACATTTGGTGACGATAGATAGCACCAATTAAATGCGGTTCCAATTTGGAGCCAGTTACGGCGATCCAACCCAAAGCCAAATTAACATCTTTAGATAAATCTCTGATGTAGTTATACAAAGTAAGAGTTGGAAAGTTTAACTGTAATTTGGATTCTGGAATACCAGCGTTGTCGGCAATTTGGTCTTGCGTAATGGGCAGCGTCACTAAACCCAAAGAGGTAATAACTGAAGAATTAATCATACCCTCTTGATTGACCAAGAGCCCTAACCTGGACTCAATGCTAACACCATTAGGATTGGTACCAACATATTGCTCTATAGCAAATACTGCGTCACGAAGTTGGTTGATCGCCATATCACCAATTTGAGACAAATTGTCATTAACTGGAGTTAGCGTAACATCCGTATCTAATGCAGTGGGGTAGTTGCTCATGAGTTAAAGTGTTCCTCTGGCTGGCAGATTAGCTAACGGAATAGTTATGGTAGCGGTAGTGGGCGCAACAATGGCTGGCGTAGGAGCTGCGGTTGTAGTGGTTGCGCCTGGTGCAGGAGGTATAGTTGCTGCTGGATCGCAAAGTGGAGCGAGCGGAGGTGGAGGCGTTTGTTGTGATAAACTCATTTGAGCTAAAGTCTCCTTATGCTCAAAATATCCAAGCGCGGCTGGAATAATTCCGAAGAATGCACACCAAGGAGCGCCACCCATATAAGCAGGAAAATGCCAAGTCAACACCGATAATACCACTAATGAAATAAGCGAAAAAATACCAGAAGGAGACGTAATAAGTTCTCCGAGTCCATTAAAAATATTCATTTTTTCCTACCACTTTCTAACCTATCTAGTCGTTCCTTTTCGTTTTGGATTCTTTCTTCCAAAATAGCTACTTTTGTAAGTAGTTTGCTATGAGCCGACTTAAAATATAGTGCCGCTGCACTGGTTAAACCAGATACTATCATATGCGTAATTTGAACGGCATCAATCATAGCAACTCCTCGCACTTATACGAAATAATTGGTATATTGCAATTTTCGACGTAATTATTGGTTTTTATTTTAGAATGGTCCCAAAGCAACACCATACAGGGCGCCGAGACCACCACAAACAACCTGATATAAAGATGTACCATTAGCAATTGCCATTGTTGCCCCAAGAATCCCGTTAGCCTTTAATTGAATAGTATTGCCTCCAAAAGTGAAGGCAGTTAAATCGAGTATCCATGTGGCTCCAATAGTTACTGAACCAAAATCAATAACACTTTCATCCGATATAGTTCCGTTAAAAACCAAATATGGAAACTGTAATTGTTGTGCAGTTAAGGTTGCGGTTGGAGGGGTACCAGTAAATGTCAGTGTAGTTGGATACGTAAATGGTTTGCCATATTGTAATCCATCATTACCAATAACAAGCGCTTGGTTACCACCTGTAATATTTAGTGAAATAACGCCAGAAACGCTTGTACCATTTCCTGCATTAAGAATCAAATTGCCGCCCTCAGGACCTGTAGTAGATTGAGCCGAAATAGTTAAATTAGCCGCTGGTGATGAGGTAGTGATGGCTTGAGTAATAGTTGGTGAAACAGTGCCAGCAGTGAATTCTAAGATGTCAGGTGTAATCAAAATAGGAGAAGCGCCACTAATAGCTGATACAACTGAAGCGGCAGTGGTACCAGTAACATCGCCTGCCATAGTTTGAGCAGCTTGATTGGCGGTGGGCAACACACCAGTGGTGACATGTGCTACAGATAACACTGTCGGATTAGGATAAGTTCCTCCTAAATCACCACCAGCTGGTCCACCAGGAACTGAACCGCTAGAAGAGGCTGGACCCCAAGCAAAGCCGCCTCCCACGACGGGAATCCAAGCTAAAACTTGTCCGACTGATGGTGTTATATTTTGTACTGGACGCCCTTGTAAACCACCAACTCGTGGAGTTAAAGCGGTAGAGCCGACCCCACTCAAATCCCCACCTAAAGTAATTAAACCCAGATTACTAGACGTAATGCCAACAGTAGCTGACGGAATAACCGGAGGAAAATCAGAAATTAAAGCAGCCAAAGCTTCCTGCACCGTAGTAAAACCTTCAAGATTGGGCTCTAAATCTATGGTGGTGGCGTTTTGTCTGAATTCAGTTCCATTAACATGGTTTTCCAATTGCAAACGATAGGTGGTTAAGCGACCTACGCCTGGTACATAATTGGGGGTGAGTGGTTTGGACATAATTGTATGTTCTTTTATTGGCTATTTCAGGGGAGCAAAATTTGATGTGTGTGCCCCAGAACTTCCATTACCACACCATTAATTATAGGATGGTTATGACCTTGAGTAATTCCTGTTGTCTGATTAATTTGGCTAACTGCCAACACTTTTTCGTTGACGACCACCGTGTGGGTATGGGGTGGGATTCCGGGAGTAAAGCCCAAAGTGGTATTGAGAGTATCTGGGAACTCCGAAGTATTTCGGAAAATTCTGATTTGGTAAGCTGGATCTGTCTTTCGGATTCTGAAAGTCTTCAAGTGTTGACCGCCATCCAAACCTAGAATGGTGTTATTTCTAATCACATCCCCCACTTCATATCGGAAGGATTCATTGTCGTCTTGATCGAATAGCACAATGACATCACGCGTCTTAACGGTGGGCACGGTTAAGGTCCACATATCCAAGGGAAAAGTGGACTCTAAACCTGCTTCTTGCATCTTGAGGTTTTCAGCGGTGGGCCCCAATCTTACCAGAATACGACCATCCGATTCCAGAGGATTGAAATATTGCTCATATCCAAAGACAAACTTAGTGCCATAGCAGAAAGGACAACGGTCATCTGGATATTCGCTAGTGGATAAATAACAACTACACACGATGCCCGTTTGTTGTCTTTTAATCAGCACAGCCGGCTGTCCAGTTACCGACAATAATACATCTTCTCTTTGGGTATTTTGTTGTTGCAATGACATGCCACGATACAAACTATAATTACCATTAGCATCAATACCTCCCATTTGGCCCCCAATATAACTGCCTACACAAGTACCGTTCAATAACAAAACTGGATCCGTTCTGTGATAACCACAATAATCATAGGGAGGAAAAGTAATGTTAGCGGCATCAGCTGCGGAGTCATCGGTGCTCAAGTAATCTATTGGTACTTGTTTATATCCATCCAGAATAGTAAAAGCGAAATTTGGATACTCAAAACGAGACAGACACGCATAAATGTTATCGAATATTCGAGATTCGGTCAAAGTGAAAACTTGAACTTGTGGGTTATGACGGTAATATCCATCAAAACCATTAATGTAGTGAGGCGTGATAGGGGTATTGGCAAAACCACGACCCCCATTGACGCCCGGTACAGCTCCTACCACTTGCGCCACAAAATTGTCTCCGGGTACGAAAGGCACCGTTTCGGTGATGGAAAAACTCAAATAACCATTAGAAACCACGGGCCCATTAACTGACCAAACAAAAAAGTTACCATAGCCATCTACTGGAGGTCCGGTAATAGAACCGATAGCTTCAAATTTGGCAGTGCCAGCAATCGGATTACCGCTACTATCACGCTGGATAAAAATACAGCGGATGCTCCAAGTTTCATTAACATCCCCGCCCACTAAAGTTAAAGAGTTTATGGTTCCTTGACCTATATTATTTGTGCTGGCAGTATAGTAATATCCATCAGGTTGCAAAAGCAAATGACCACTGATAGGATCGATTCCTCCAGGGACCAATAGTTCATTATCCGGCACATCCACGGCAGTATACAGAATTAACTCATATCCAACTTTGACAATGCCAGTGCTAGGAAATCCGGTCACATCCATTAAAGGCACGATCAGATCAGTAGCTGTCATATTTTGACTCAATATGCTACTAGGATAAAAGCGTATATTGTCGTAAGCTACTGGTAAATTAGCCAAATCAAAAATGGTGGGATCATACTCCACAGGACGCACACAGAACCAATACAATTGTCCAGGTGTTAAACTAATAACATTAGCTTCTAAAGATCCGTCAATAACTACTAGTTTGACACCTTCCTCAAAAATATCAGGCTCTTCAGCACCATGAATGACATCTTGACTTCTGGAGCCATAATAAATATGATAAGCAATTTTATTGCTCTGTACATTAGGATAAGCCTGAAACCACCGCAAATTAATGGTATAACCATCTCCGAGACTGGAGACTCGAGATAATCCTACTCTAACTTTAGAAGCATATTCAACCATATCATAATATCAAATTATGAATAATTTATGGTTTATACCAATCACCCCAAGGATGACTTTTAGGCGTTGATGATGAGGGCAGAGATCTTGCCAGGGCTTTGGAATCTTCATTCTGCAATTTGTGCAATTCCTGTTTGAGAAGCAAAAACTTCTCCACATCAGCCGTCTCTGGGTTATCGGGATGGTATTTCTGAAGCAATCGTTTGATAGCACTAACTCTGACCTTGGTTTCTGGAGAAGCATTGGCCATCAACACTTCTTTCTTCTCCTCTTTCTCTTTCTTGCTATCCACCTCATGATGTTCCAACAAATCATCCACATATTTTTCGGCTTCTGGTTTACCGAATTGATCGGAGATGTATTCTACTTGGTTTTGGAAGCCTTCTTGTTCGTACGGGTTATCCAAATAATTGCCATCATCCGAACTTCTGGTAGCTTTGTTGCCGGTGGTTTGTTGCAACCAATGGGTCATCTCATGCACCCCATAGGAAAAGTCCTTAAAGAAGTCGCCATCCGTTAATAGTCGGTAGTTGTAAATAATGACACCATGATCCGTTTTGGCAGAAACATCCAAATTGCCAAACATCATCGGAATCAAATCGATCTCGGAGATATCCACCTCATATTCCTTGAACATCTTTTGTACCACTTCGTTTTTCTTCAGATACTCACGCATCTTCTTAATCATGCGGTTAAGAGATTGATAGGGCAGCTTCTTAACCTGGGAAAGTGGGATCTTTTCGTTTTTGGACATATAAATATGCTTAAATAGTCATATTAACATGGCATTCATGGGTATTCAAGTTCCTCCCGAAGCGGCTCATCTCCTTTCCAAGATACAGGTGCCGGGCGAAAAATCGGATCCCGCCGAATTACACATTACTTTAATGTATTTTGGAGATCAATGGTCCGTCTCGGAAATATCCAAATGCCTGCCCGTTATCCAAGAAGTAGCCGGCAAAACGCAACCCTTTACCGTTAGCACCGCCTTGGTTACTCACTTTCCGGGGCATCGAGAGGGCAAATGCGCCGTCATTGCCAAAGTGGAATCGACGGAATTGCATCGCATGCGCGGTACATTGGCCCAAAAGTTGGATCAAGCCAATATTGAATATTCCAAACAATTTAAGGAATATAAACCGCATATCACCTTGTCATATGCAGAAGAAGAGCCCAAGCAAGATAAGAAAATGCATGCCATTCAATTTAAGGTGGAGGAAATTACCTTATGGGGCGGGCAAGAAATGCATGACAAAATCATCGTCAATTTTCCCTTGGGGCAGTCGCATAAGCATGCGGGTTTGATGAGGGAAATTGAGATATTTGAGAAATTATCGGGCTTGTAAAATAATTTTCTCGTGTTATATGCATAAGACACCATAATAGTGAGGTGAGGGTCTTATGCCAAAGAAAATAATATTTAGCGAACAAGAAACTAGCAAAATCATCGAATTATATCAGAGTAGAACATCGTGTAAACAAATTGGAAAACAATTTAACTGCTCTAAACAAACTATCAACGCCCTCCTACGAGAGCAAGATATTTTACTACGTGATTTTTCACACTGCCAACAAAAATATGCTATAAACGAAGATATTTTCGAGAACATAAATACGCCTGAAAAGGCTTACTGGTTGGGTATGCTAACTGGTGATGGCTGGATAACTGACGATAACGATATTGGACTATCGTTGGAGCAGTCCGATAAAGAATATGTATATAAATTGCGAGAGTTTTTACAGTCTAATCATCCTATTACATTAAAAAATAATGGGCTCAAAAATGACGGTACCTTCTCTATGTCATATGAATTGCGATTGACTAATAAAAAAATAGTATCCGATTTAAGAAAATATGGGTTTCATAAAGACAAAACTCATTATATGGACTTTCCAAAACTATCAAAGACGCTCTTATGTTATTATATGTTAGGCTTGGTAGATAGTGATGGCAGCTTTTGCCTAAAAACACACTATAAAAAACCAGATGTAAAACTTCTGAACTTCAATTTTATCGCACCAACAGAATTTGCACAAACATTCCAAGAAATTTTGATTGATAGGTGCCATATATCAAAAACGAAATTGGGATCGCAGAAAAATACTAATTTCGTTAAAGTAGTTGAATATGGTGGGTATAAAAATATCTATCAAATAGTTAAGTTCCTATACCACGATCCACCGGTATGGATGGAACGAAAAAAGTCTATTGCCATCAACTATTTATTGACCAAATATCCAAACGATGAATGGCTAAAAGAGCGTGTAAGTGCTTGATATATCACACTATTCTACGGGCTCTCAAGTGCCTCATTCTCGCAAAAGCCGGGTTCAGCCCACTATTCATTGAGAATACCCCAAGTCCCTTTGGATGAGGTCTGAGTGAATTCTTAATATACTTGAGTTTTTCCCAATAATTCGATAACAAAGTACTATACTGTGTCTGCAACAACTCACTCACAGTTGGAGGTGAGAAATTGAGGCCATTATCGGTAATCTGAAACTCCCTACCTCTTTCAATCAGCGCCTGTGAAGCCAGCGCATACAACGTAGCCCCTTCCACCAATATTTCACCAAATTGATCCACAAAACTATCTTCATCGAAAGTAAACCAAGTAAAATAAGGCACTTGGTTGAAATCCCACAAAGCCGTGGCAAGAAAAGTGGTTAACATACTGACCGAGAAAATATCACAATCCACATACGTGGTGTTGCCATACCCATCTACCGATTTGGACTTTCCAGAACTGTTCAATCTGGCCCTTAAGGACTTCATCAACTTATTAATGTTCTTGATGGCACATTGGGAGTAATCAAATCCCGGATCATCCCCCAAATGAACATGACCATCTGTGTTAATGGCTGGAACTTGAGTATGATTGACGATAAAACTTAAAGTAGCCTCTACACGAAAACCATTAATATAGCCACTCCAAACATCGTTAAAAACTCCGTACGGTCCATTAATAGGCACCGTAAAAATATAGGAATATCTTCCAGTATCAAATTGAGTCACTCCCACTGAAGTAGGAGCCAACAGCACCAAGCCACTTGGTTGAACAATAGAAATTTGAGGAAAGGAGTCCGTATTGATGGGGGCTCCTGATATGTCCCTAAATTGTACGATTAGATTAACTTGATCGGTAACGTCAATTAATTCGCCACGCGCCTTAATGCGTCCTGGATTATAGCCCGGAAAAAAGTCTGGCATATCACCTACGAAAGAATTAGTCATGATGACGACCTGGATGACGATGACCCGGATAATGATGATCTGAATGATCTGAGTGATAACCTGCTACTGCACCCGTTGGCAGTCCAACAGAATATGTACCAAAAGGCGCCGTAACTATAATCTGATAGGTCTGATAATTAACATATCCTAGATAGTTAATATAGGCCACATCCACCAAATAACTGCCTATAGAAATAGCTCCACTAGGTAGGGTGAATTGAAAATTATATAAGCCAGTATCTAATTGTACCATAGGTTGTGGATAACCAGTAGCCAGAGTACCACTGGGAAGAATAATACGTGTAACTACTGGCACGGTATACCCATCATATCCGTCATCAGTACGCTGACCATAACCATCTAGAGTTTCTAGAAAGATGGTCGCAATCATGCCGGGGAAATAAGAAAGTTGCTCAGTCGTCATCGTTGCCTCTTGTATTATAGCAAATTAGTAATATACTCACATAAGATAGAGGATAAATGGCTAAACCAGCTCCAACTTTTTGGATAACTAACCTGTGCAACCGTAATGTTAGTCTAGCAGACCTAAATCTGACTGTGCCTGCATTTCGATCTATCAATTTGCTAGATAAAAAGCATTATTCCTATACTATGGAACAGCTTGAGAAGTCGGCAGAAAATGGCTCCCTTTTCCATAAAAGAGATAAATTATCCGTGCGTCAAGTGGCCCCCACCGTCATTAAAGTAAACATGCCATTTTTAGAGGAAACTTATATTCCATCCAGAGAAAGATCTATCCTATCCATTAAAGAAACTCATTATGAAGAGCTAGATCTTCCAGAAGAACAAAAAAAGAAAGAAGAGCAGTTCGCTGATGAAAGCTCCGATATGGAAATTGACGTGCAACCTCCCACCAATACTAAGGGTTAACATGGCAAAACGTGACCAATTAGCTCAAAAAATTGAACCAATATTAACCGATGACACGGCAAATACTCCAACTGTTCATATTAATATTGTAGAAGACTGTAATAGTATTAGTGATAAATGCGACGCTATAATTACTAAAATAAAAATCAAAAAGGCTATTACTAAAATTAAAATTAAAAGAGATACAAATGAGTGATCCAATAACTACTTGGGAAATAGTTAGAGATGCTATTAGCTCCTTTGGTGTGATGATAGCTGTAATTATTTCTGTTGTAAGCCTAATTAAATCATCTAGACAAAAACAAAATGACCAGTTAGATGGCATACAAAAAAGCTTAACAGAACATATCTTAGAGGATGCTAAAGATATTACAACTCTAAATACTAAAGTGCAAGGCCTAACAGATCAGGTTAGAGATCTAACAAATAATGTCAATAATAAATTAGATACTATTATTAGAGAGCTAGATAAATAATTAGTTCTTTAGAACGGTAACGTTGATGGCCTTGGGGTCACCGTGACGGTTGGTGCCGATAGAAAATGACACACGCTGTCCCTTGTATAAAGTTTTAAAATTCGACATGACTAAGTCACTAAAGTGACAAAAAATGTCACGCTGTTGGATTTCCTCAATTTTCCATGATACGAATCCATAACCTTTTTTGGGGTCAAACCAGATCACTTCACCACAGTATACTGTATTATCTTCACTCATCTTTATTTCCTGTTTCTTTATTTAGTAGTAAAGAGTATCTCTGATCCTCTTCTTTAGAATATACCACTTTACCATCAATCAAAAAAGTGCCGTATGAACCCATTAATTTCAGGGTCTCATGCCAGCCCAATTTAGCCATATCCTTACGTTCTTCCTCGTTAGGACAGTTTTTAAGCATCTTATCAAACTTGGCCCACAACAATAACATATCTTTTTCATATCCAAGCTGCCTCGCCCATGACAATAACTTAGTGCGAGTTTCTCTTTCGGTAGCTACTTTCCAATCTTCTGGATTATTGAGATCAATTTGCCCGTTTTCATCTAACTTAAATACCATCTTACACCTCTAAACTTACTTTATATCCTTCGTCGAAGACATTTAAGAAGTCTTCTCAGACTTCGTCAATGATGAAATATATTGAAAAGCACCGAACCGACAGTTACCAGACCCATAACCGCTGCAAAAATCCAAGCATACATATCCCTCATGCCAGATCCAGATCCCTTACTTTCATATTGGGATTTTTCTAAAGAGGCTAAACGATCCGTTAGCTGAGTGGTTAGTTGAGCTAGTTGGGTGGCTTGAGTAGCGGCAGTAGAAGCCACTAGGGCTCGTAGTGTTTCGGCAGATACCGTCACTTGATTGGCCAATACAATAGCTTGAGCACTGGCCCTGTCACTTGCTACTGCAAGTGCATTAACGTCGACACTCCTGATGGCGTCGATGCGTTTCGATTCAGCATCGGCAAGTTTAGCATCATACTCCGCACGCAATTGCATTTGCTCATTAACTCGGCGTCGTTCCGCTTCCATTAATTCATTGACGCGTTGCTGTTCGGCAAGTCGCAAAGAGTCGGATCGTTCCGTGTTGATAGCAAGCAATTCACGTACATTATCGGTTGGATCGAGTTTCGCTGAATTAACCATGGGGACCTTATACTCTTAATACCGCAATATCACTCTATATTATTATGGAATGGTAATAGTAACAGGACCATAAATATTAGCCAATACTGCTGCAACGGCAGCATCAAAAACGTCTTGTAAAGTTACATAGCCATCTACCGACGTTGCAAAGAACGAGCTGGTATCACTTGGATCCAAAACCATATTTTTATTGGATATAAAATAACCATCAACATCTAATTCATTATATGATAAATAAATAAGATTATCCAGTTCAGAAAAATTATGTTGTAATATCTGTAGTTGTGCTACTGCTGGTAATACTGGGGCGACGGGAAAATTAACTGATAATAACATATTTTATTCCTTATTAAGAGGGACATATAATTAAATTACTGTGCCATTATATTCTGCCGTAACCCACCAATTAGTTCCATCACTAATAAGTTTGATGCCTGCATAATTGAGATTGAGTACATAGCTACTGGCTCCATCAATGGTTTCAGAGGCGTGTGGTGCTATGGTTTTGTTTTGAGTGGAGGCATTGCCGGCAATATCCTTAAAGATCAAAAAGCGTCCCGGAGTAGGGGCTGGTAATGTAACGGTAAAGGCATTACCAGTCATGAAGATAACGTAGTCGGAAGTTTGAGATCCTGTATCTACCGTGTAGGCGGCTGATTTAGTGACAGTGCCCACTTGTTGCCCGCCCAACAAGATGATATCACCACCATGTCCAGATCCTGCTGCGGAAGAAAGTCCACCATTCAATAGGAGATTGCCACCATTTTGATTGGTGCCAGTGGCGCCAGAAAAAGCTGATTGAGCCGCTATCGTCAACGAAGTAGTAGCACTATTACCAATTTGAGCAACTTGAGTAATAACAGGAGAAACTTGATTAAACTGAAACTCCACCAATGGTAATTCTAATAACATACTATTAAAAGAAATAGCTATTATATTACCAGCCGTTTGTTGAGCCAAAGTCAAATTATCTTGTGGCTGTATAGATATGTTGGTCAATGATTGAATTATCATTGCTCCACCCTGAGTATTATCACCAATGATTGGGGCGCCCGCACTATTAACACCAATTAATTGAACATCGGCACTATTGGCTGGATTGCGTTCCTTAATAAAAGTATTGTTGGCCAATCGAACAGCACCCGTAGTAGATGGAATAGCGCCCAAAGCGATAAAGTCATTAGTACTATTTTTAGCAAAGCTACCGATAGTAGTACCACCCACCTCTAATAACAAAGTGCCATTAGTAGAGGTTCCTGTCCCAGAAGTTAGAACTAAATTACCTCCAATAGAAGTTGATCCAGTAGAGTTTTGAGCTTGAATGGTAAGAGCTGCGCCCGTAGTAGAGGCAGTAGTGTTGGCTGCTTGAGTTAGACCAGGGGCGGTAGTAGCGGCTGCCCAAGTAAATATGTTGCCGGTAGAAGCAATATTAACCACACCAGAGGCACCAGTAATAGAGATGACATGAGTGGCGGTGGATATTCCAGTGACATCTCCAGCTAAAATAGTAGAACCACTGGTGACGACTTCTGGCGCCCATTGAGTACCAGTCCAAGTCAGAACATAACCATCTTGAGGAGCTCCCAAAGTTCCCGATTGAATTGCATTACCCTGTATAGCTACTACGGTAGCCGCAGCGGTAGTACCAGTTACATCACCTCCCATTGTTTGTGCGGCTTGATTGGCTGCTGGCAAAATTCCAGTTACAGAACTACTTCCACCAGCTAAGTTAATAGCAGATAAGGTCACTACACCAGTATTAGAAACGGTGGCTCCCCCAGATAAAGTAACAAAGGAGGGATTGGTACTAACTCCTTGACCTATTAAAACTTGTCCAGATGTACCTGGGCCCACTCCGACAATAGCACCAGTTCCACCACCAACTAGTACCGAATGTGCCGTATATCCTGCTGATCCGGTACCACCACTGGTGTTGGCGAATCTTGCTCCGGTAGACGGATCTTGTAGACCACCATTGGTATCCAGATTAGCAGGTGTTATTGGAATACCACTAGCAAATAGTCCGTTAGTTGTATTAAATGAGCTACCAGTTGTATTAGAGCCAAGCATAAGAGTACCGGTAAAAAGTGTCGATGCAAACGTACTTCCAGTGACATTCCAAAATGTACTTCCTGGCTCTATCGTTATGGCGCCGCCACCCCATATAATACCAGCATTTTCAATGCTGCCCCCGTTGGTTACCGTATTATTGCTCGAGAGTTCAAGACCTGGCCCCAAATTGTAGAAAACACCACCATAGATAAAAGTGCCACCAGCAAAAAGACAATCGCCACCTGCAAACGAAATTCCACCATATTGGGTGAAAGGTGTTCCGAAGCAACCACCATACACAAGCCACGGGCCCGTAGTTAGAATGGTAAATCCATCCATAGAGCAACCGATAAACATGGACCCTTCTTCATCTCCTGTATTGCCAGCAATTTGTGTTCGTGCTGTGAAATGACAAGCTGAGAAAACAGGAAGCGCGTTGCCACGACTGACAGCTGGAAAGAAACTATTATCAGCACTAGAACTATCACTAACTTTTATAAACTGAAGCCACGAAGCACAACGGCTAGTTCCTAAAGCATCGCCACCAGTGCTAGCAAATTGTTTTAGATTGCAGAATGGCAGTTCATATGCCTGAACCGTGTCGCCGTTTGCCCAAGTATCATCTTCGGCGAGTGTGGGAAAGGTAATGGTTGTGATCACACTAGCGGGAATAGGCTGTGTCATTGTCGCCACGCCACCACCGACTCCATAAGCAAAAGCGTAACTATTTCGCGTTACATTGTAGATAAGGTTTCTTTGGACGAGAGAACCAAAAGTTGAAATCTGAAGAAATGTGTTAGTGGTTCTGTTTTTTGCAATAAGACCTGAAATGGTGGAAGATGCACCATTAGCAATCAGAGTTCCAATAAGTGCGATATAACCGCCACCAGAGAGTAACGGAGAAAAGAAAACCGGATCAATGCCCGCAGGTTGTGAAGTTAGTTGATGGATGGTAACATTTTGTCCGTAGTTCATCTCAGGAGTGGTAGAACCATAACGTCGTACAATTTCAGCAAATGTTAGAAGTGGAGAACCAATAACTGTTCCGCTATTAGCATCACTGCCACCAACTGTTCCTGCTGGATCCCAGTAGATGTTAGTTGCCGCATACCAAGTTGGATTATAGGCTGGCGTACCTGGCGCCGCAACGGCACTACTAATAATACTATTGATGGGTAAGGCTAACCAGTCAGCACCATTCCAAGTTAAAGTATAACCATCTTGACTAGCACCCAAAGATTGTGGAGTAACAGCATTGCCCTGTATTTTAGCTACAGTTGATATGGCAGTGGTACCAGTAACATCACCACCCATCGTTTGAGGAGAAGGAAGTTGCCAAGAGGCGGCGGTAGGAGAAGTTGCCTCTAATACATATCCTATAAGAGGGGCTCCGGAGATAGTGACGCCCTGTATTTTTGCCACAGTAGTGGTGGTTCCAGCCGTGGTACCTGAACCTGTTACATCACCAGTGAGAGTTAAACTTTGTGCTACCTGATTGGTAGTTGGTAAAGATCCAGTAATAGAAGCATTACCAGTTAAGTTAATGGTAGAAGCTGCAGTAGTACCACCAACTGCACCTCCCATAGTCTGAGCAGCTTGATTAGCTGATGGTAAAGCTCCTGTCACATAATTAGATCCACCAGCTAAATTAAGAGAGCTTGGAGTCCAATCGGATCCAGTCCACTCTAAAAGATTGCCCGTTAATGGAGAAGAAGAAGAAATGGCATGACCCTGCAAACCCACCACAATGGGATCCGGATAATTACCAGATAAGTCTCCGAAAGCTGGACCAGTGGGCGGCACACCCGGTACACCGCCAGAACCGCTGACATTGTATTTAATAGTTAAAGTAGCGCTGACTGCATTATTACCACCCGCATCTGGAGTTATGGTTAATGCGGTCGAGTTTCCAGCTGGATTGATAACAGATAAATGTGAGTTGGCCACAACAGTGGTAATAACGGCAAAACCCACAATTTGACTGGTCAAGGCGGCGCGTCCGACTACGGTATCTGGTAAACCAACGCCTCCAATGGCTAAAGAAAGTTGTCCTGCTTCCGACACGCTGACTTGCCAACTAATTTCGTAAGTACCAATAGAAGGTAGATTAAATATACCCCCACCTAAAGAGGCGGCAGCACCTGTGGAAGGACCGTTCTGAGGAAATAATACCGGAGCACCTACTGCAATAGTAGCAGAGTTGTCCGATGGCATCAAGGCAAAAAAGTGAGAATACAGAGTACCAGAAGGCGATGGCAAAAACTCTAATTTACCATCCGCATTAACCCAAGTTAAAACATAGCCATCTTGCAAGGCGCCCAAAGTTTCAGCTTCTACAGGATTACCTTGAATAGAGGTCACCGTCGGATCAGGATAAGTTCCTCCTAAATCGCCGCCTGCTGGACCTGTTGGGGTATTTGTGCCTCCCCCTCCGCCACCACTTTGAAGAAATCCGCTCATGCCTATATACAGAATTATGGCATTGGCAGCCCAATAATTTTGCATATAACTAACGATACGAGTGCCGATGGATATATAGATAATAGGGACTTTTGGGGCAAAATGATATCAATTTATATTTATGAAAATCTGATTAACGGCAAAGTGTATATCGGGCAGACTAATGATCTGAAAAATAGAGACAGGCAACACAAAACTGGCGATAAGAATATACCATTTGACTATGCTATTAAAAAATATGGAAGAGCTAATTTTTCTCTTAATGTGATTACCGAAGTTGATACGACAGAACAGGCTGATTATACGGAAATAGAATGGATTGCTCGTGCCAGAGATCTGTTAGACAAAGAAAATGTCTACAACATAAGCGATGGCGGAGATTCGTCGACTAGAGGTAAAAACCTTTCAGAAATAACGAAAAATAAAATATCAGAGAGCCATAAAAACTTAGAACATCATAGCGGTAGGTATGTTTTACATCATGACGTGCCTCAAGAGATCAAAGATAAGATAAGTAAATCTAATAAAGGCAAAATTGCTCATAATAAAGACAAACCCTGCTCAGAAGATCAAAAGAAAAAACAATCGGAAACGATGAGTGGCAGAAAACTATCTGAAACGCATACGAAGAAAATGTCAGAAAATATGAAAGGCAACAAAATAAACTTAGGTAAATGCAGGCTTTCTGATGATCAACTTCAACAAATGAAAATATTACGATTATCTGGCTTATCCTACAATAAAATATCCAAAATAGTTGGATGTAATATCAAATCAGTGATTAAATGGGTAAAATTAACTTGATAACAGCTTAATTGAAAGTGTGCAGCTAACAGCAGTCGCACCACCCGCATTAGTAGTTACTGTCAAAGCTATGGGATTCCCCACCGGATTTATAACGGAAAGTTGCGAATTGATAACAGTTGTTGTGATCATAGTGTTGCCAACAATTTGAGAATTACCAGTGGCTCGTCCCACTACCGTATCAGCTAAACCGACCCCTCCGATAGCTAGCATTAATTGCCCTGCTTCGTCAATACTTACTTGCCACGAAACCTCATAGGTACCAATAGCTGGTAGATTGAAGTAGCCGGCGCCCAGAGATGTTGCCGCACCATTGGAGGGTCCATTTCGTGGGAAGAATACTGGCGCATTCTGGGCGATCGTAGCCGCATTGTCGGTACCTTGCAGCCCGTAAAAATTAGAAAACAACAAACTTGCACTAGTAGGACTTTGCCAAGAGGCAGCGGTGGAGCTTGTCGCCTCTAAAACGTAACCGTCTTGAGGGGTACCAGAAATAGTAACACCTTGAATTTTAGTTACGACAGAAGCGGCGGTGGTACCAGTAACATCACCGCCCATAGTCTGAGCAGCTTGATTGGCTGCCGGCAGAACACCAGTAGTTACGTCTGCTACGGATACTACAGTTGGATTGGGGAAATTTCCTGATAGATCTCCTCCGGCTGGACCAGTTGGCGGTCCGCCGGTACCCCCAGAACTGCTATTATTAAGAAAACCGCTCATTTGATATTATATGCTTTTATTAGCAACATCAAATGAGTGTTAATATATAACTAAAAATATATTTAATGCTTTACCTGGTACCGTAAGCCCTAACTGAAACGACACACGAACTTCCCGAAGTAATCCTAAACCATATCTTGGATACTACTCTATTATCATAGGCAATTCCTTTGGACGGTAAATTACTGTTCAATTCGTCATCCACCGTGATCCCATTATACGAGACCTGTACAATGGCACCATAACCATCTTCATTTAAAAGCAAAATCGTTTGAGTAGGAAACGTTATTATTATATCAGGTTGGTATCCATCAATCGAAGAACCACCAAAAGTGGTAGCAGTAACCGTTATCTTCTGAAAGAAGTTGAAATTACGCCCGTAATTTGTATATCCAATACCAGGGAAATTATTAGTCATTCTGATATGCTCCTAGAACGCTTTACTACAATAGTATGTATAATTATTACATTATCGATGCTTTTTGGGCGTCCAAATACCCAATCTCCATCATTTTCTTTATTTTTATAGGGTTAAAATCCAAAAAGTCTTCAATTAAGTTGTATTGAGGACGAATAATATTAAGTTTAATATATTGATAACCAGGGATTCCGTATTCCGCTAATTTGTTATGCAATTGAAACTTTTCAATATCATTAGACATAATTTTATCAGCCGACAAATCGATAGATCGCTTAAACATATCTAATGTGTTTGGTTTTTCCATAAAAAGCTTATTTCTTTTTTCCGGTGAGGTAGTTAAAATATCTATGTCAGTAGCTCCAAGATCAATTGCTGCACGAAGAGGAGTTATTTCTTTAATTCCTCCATCTGCCCATAAATGCTCGCCTATCTTAACTGGACGAAGAACGCCAGGAAAGGATGCTGATGCCGCAATGGCTTTAATAAAATCATCATTATCTTGATGAAAAAGAGTATACTTTCCTGAACTCATATTGACTGCACCAACACTAGCTTTTTTGCCAGTAGCACGAATTTTATTTAGATCAATATGATCATTGAGCAGATCAACAAGAGGCTGACTATCGAAAAAACTTGGTCTCCAAAGAGCAGCTAAACGACCCCAAATTTTCCAGGGCTTATATATTTTGGAATTAATTAATTGTAACCATAGTTCTTGTAATTTTGCAATAGATTCTTTTTCTTGTCCGTGCTTATATTGAGCTAAAAACCCACAATTTACAGCTCCTACTGAAACGCCAGAAATTATGTCATATTTAGTTTCTAATTCGCCTAAAAGATGAATTAATACGCCTACTTGCCACGATCCTTTCACCCCTCCCCCAGATAGGCACAAGGCTTTCATATGTGCTTCCAAGTTCGTCTATGTATTATGCTTAAAATAGTGCTTTTAACTACATTATATAATTTTGCTAACTTTCCAGCCGAAATACCACTTGAATATAGTTTGCGTATTTCTTGTACTTTGCTATCATTTAATTTTGCCATTCCACTTTTTTCACCAGCAGCTTTTCCCATATTACCTTCTGATATCTTCTGTTTAGTTTCTTCGGAAAGAACGGCGCCCAATCTAGTTTGACTTCCTTTCTTGCTTTCACTTATTTTATTTTTTGATTCCTCGGAGTGTTGCTTACCATAAAATGGATTTTTCTCTCCTAACATCAAATCACTTAATTTTTTAAGAGTTTCTGGCGATGGTATTTTTGAATGTCTATCGCCTCTATCAATATTATATCCCTTTTCTCTTTCAAAAGATTGAAGCTTATCCATCCATTCATTTTCTAATTTATATGAATGTTCCTCACTATCACACTCTTCAACTACTTTCATTTCAAATTTTTCAACACCATATTTTTGCATAGCGGCATGCAGTGCAAAAAATTCCTTAGGATATTTTTCTTTACCACCGAGAGCGGTGCTAATATGACGTTTCCACCTTCTATTGGGGTTTACGCTCTTTCCAACATACACTTTGCCATTTTTCAGGTTGGTAATTAAATAAATATAAAATTTGTTCGCCATATGACCTCTAACTTATGCCCATATACAATATATCATTTAATGACGGTTCACTTAGCTTCCTACACCCATTGTCATGTATAAATGACTTTGAGAAGCAGCAGCGTGGCTAAGAAATCTGGCCCTTCGTACAGTTGCAACCTCTGGAGCTGGAGAGCCCTGCAACGAATTTAAAAAGTTGCTACGAGTTCCATTAAGAGTCCATTGTATATTGTTAAATACATCATTTTGCATGCTGCCAACATTTCGCAATGGCAAATAGGACTTCAATCCTCGCTTAGAGATGGGCTGACGCTGGCGGCTCTCCACCATCAGTTCAGCTTGCGTTTTCGGGTAGTTGTAGAGCTTCATATCGCTCATGTAGCCGACGTACATGGAGTTGTTAAGACCGACAGAATTACCGCAGACGAGGTTGGTGCCGGCGCCCCCAGTAGCCGTCGAATTGGTCACGGTCACGGATGAAAATGCAGTTTGCGGCGAACGAGCATACTCTATGCCAGTCGTGCCATTACCGGTGTACGCCACGAAGTTCCATCCGATGGCCAAATCTGGGCCCGGCGTATAGTTGCCATCACAATAGACCACGACTTGAACCGGATTGTAGGTAGACATGTTGACCAACACGCCTGCCGTGCCAGATGATCCGAAGTTGAACAGCGCCATGGTGTCGTTCGTCTGGTACCCATATGGGATATAGATCCACATGGTAACAGTGAACGACTGCTGCGACAGCCCAAATTGGGACAAGTTGTTAGCTACGTACAGCCCATTTCCATTGTTGGAAAAGCCATTGAAGTTAAGACTTCCTTGATTGGTGGCAATTCTTCTGGAATTAGGATAAATAATCATTAACTCTCCTGGAACAATTCATACAGGAGTGAAACGTTGGTAGCTGAGGCGCCCGTGGAACTATTAGTAACCGCACCAATCATAAAACGGCTTGCCTGAAAGGCGCCACAATAAATGATTTGATTTCCATTGATGGGGGCAAAAGAAGCCACAATGTTAGCCTGTTGTTGCGCTTCTTCACCTGTTACACGTCCATAGTACAAAGTTACATTAAGTGATCCCGCTGTCACCGTAGATGTGAAAGCAAGATATAAATTAAACCAACCTTCTGAGGTATTGTTGCCAAATAAATCCACTTCTGAACCAGTAGTAGTTGAACCATTACCAATAGTGACACCAACGGTTTCGCTGGTTCCTACAAAAGCGCCTGTTGATCGTGCTACTGTCATAATTACACCTGCATCCAGTCAAAAGAAGCGTAAGCCGTGTTGCTAGCGACTGCGCTCACGGGAAATTCACATGCGAGAATATAGTTGGGTCCAGCTACGACAAGGGGCGTATCGTACTCGTGGTCTTCGGTTCCTCCAGCCAGATGTACAACAATGTCGCCGATCTGTAACTTGGGCGCAGTTGTTCGAGGATCACCGCCGACAGTGAGATAAGAACGACCCACAGCTAATGTTCCACTACCTGTACCCTTGGTTATGTAACAATTGACACCTGGTGGAACATAGTGGTGAGCGTAGAACGTAGCCCCATCAAGAGCATTGATGGAAGCCATTGCCGTTCCTGCACCAGCTAGTCCTGTCATCATCGATACGGTACCTTCATTGATTAGATCGGTACCACAGCTTGACACATACATGTTCTCAATGAACTGAATGTCGGTTGCGTTGGTGTTCACCGCTGTGGTGCCGTTGAGCGTAACAACGTCTTGCAACAGTTGCATGGAATTGTTGAGGTAGTTAATAGTGATGGTACGGGCGCCAACGCCAGCAGATGCATCAAGTGCGCTAGTGGAAACCAGGCTGCGCTGACCTTGTGAGGTCTGTGGAACGTAGGTGGTAGCTCGTACGTTGGTATTTCCAGCTGATGCTGCAGCAACATAACCCGTCGTATGACCAGAAATGACGCTAGGAAGTAATCCAATAGCCACCGATAAACGAAAATCTAACGTCGTCGACACGTTGACTAGGTTACCCAACAAATATTCTGGAGGTGCTACTCCAGCATATGATGCCCAACTGGTACCGTTATAGGATGTTTCGATCAAGTTGGATAATACTGGATTCGTTGTGTTGAGCTGGTTCTGCACCACGGTATACTGGGCCTGCAGATCTGCCTGCACAGTAGCCAGTGTCGTTCCAGGAGGAAACGTGCCATTGTTAGATAGGAAAGTTTGAGTATTGAACGGAACTTCAAGATTGGTTCCGGCACGCAAATAGGCCAGGTCAGAAACGAGGATATTAGGCACCTCACTGCGAAATAATGGATTCGCCACCACATCGTTGGCTGGAGTAACGAGCCAAAAGACACCTGATACTTGGAACGAACCATCTAATTCGCCAGCTACATTCAGTACAATTATTTGTTGCGATATAGTCATTTTCTTCCTTAGATGTAAAACAGATTAATAATTAAGTCGTCTAGAGCCACTGCTGTGGTATCAGAATCTGTTGGATTAACCGTAGTGGCTAACGCAATTCCGGTACTAAAATTGATAGCTATCCCTGCTAAGTTATTACCAGCACCAGCAGAAGCACCAGGAATAAGCAAAGTCATTACCGGCGTATCTGTTCCAACCGCAGGAGCAGAGGCTTTATTATATAATTTAATATATCTTTGCGAGGCGTTAGTATTTTGGATAGACCATCCATACAAAACACCAGTAGAAGCTTTAATGCTAGTTGCATTGGTTGTTGCAGCTGATAATAGCCTAAAAATCGTCGTAGCGGACGAAATGGTAGTAGTAGGGCTATTAGGAGAAATGGTGACAACTAAGGCTGCATATCCATCTGTAACTACCTGGTTCGGCGACATTACATTGGCAGCAGTACTGGTAGTCGGGTCTTGAATTAAACTCATATACTGACCATATCCTATTTATAAGATTATTGTGGTAGTTCGCACCAAGTTATCGAAGAAATGGCTGACAAAGCAGATGCTGCTGAAAGAGAAATGGCACATCCTGGAGCAACGCCAACTGCACCGGCTACTTCATCCTTAATAAAAGGCGGAATAGCAGTAGTAGCGGTAGCGCTTACGCTGGGTTGCCAAATGCTGCGGACGATAACTGGGGCTGCAGGTAATGTTGCAGATGATAAAAGTTTACCTACTGGAGTAGCAATGCTACCAAGCAATGCTGAGTTAATAGTAAGAGATGTAGTGAGTGTATATGATCCTAAAGCAAGCGGATTAGTATTAGCTGCTAGAGTAACGGCAGCATTAGCAGTAGCTGCAGCAGTTGAAGTTTGAGCAACCATTATTTCAACTACCCATAAGTTTTTTCCAGAACCTAATGGATTTATAAGAATTAAACCGGTAGCCGTTGCATTCAGAGACGTAACAGCTTGAGAGGCTTGATTAGCTCCATTGAATAGCATACCTTTTCTAGCCAATTCGGAATAACGTGGAGCCCAATCAGCAACCATCGTTTGAGATTGTGGCCCCAACCATGGATCAATGTTGATCCCATCACTCAATGATGTCTGTTGCCCCATAATACCAGTACGTCCATTAATTTCTATAGCCATAACTTATCTCCTAAACTTTATCTTATTATTCATGCACAAAAATGCACATTATATCCTCGGCTCACCTACATCATTTTAATAATGCTTCTCTAATGTCTGTCAAAAGCAAAATTATAGTATCTAATTTATTTTGCGTTTGGGGATCTATCACCTGTAACAATGTTGAACCATTCCAATTTAATGCTGAAATATTCTGCGTTAAACTATTAAGATCCACACCGCCACCAATCACAGGATTTCCAGTAAATATGGTGCCATCAGGATTGGTTCCCGTTACCGTCACAGTGCCAACAGCATTAGTTCCTGCTGGCAACGGAGAATTAGGGCTTATAGCTACCACCAAAGAAGAGGAGGTGGTGACTGATGTTGCGCCATTACCAACTACGGTAGCTTGCTGATAATTTCCGCTTGCATCAAATCCAGAAATCTGGGAAGGTGCCGGTTGCGGTGTGGTCGCCATTTCCACTTCAACCTTGTCGTGAGCAGTGATACCGATTACATCCACAATAAGGTTGGTAGATGAGCCTGGTGTTCCTGTGTTATACGCCGCTATTGTCAATGGTTGTGGATTATATAGCGTTGGCAAATGTAGCTTATTACGAGCAATCGGTACATCATTCGCAAAAAGAATAACCGCATCCTCGGACGCAACTATTCTATAACGTATTTGTGTTGCCGTAGTTAGAGAATTAGGAAGAACTCCAACTTCATTTTCAATTGCCGCGCTTCCGCCATTGACAGCGGGTGTACCAGTTCGCAATGTAACTTGCGTATTATTAGTTCCGTTAAAAATAAGCAAACACTGAAAACCTGGAGACGTAATATTATCGACCAAGCCAATAGCAAATTCTTGGTTAGCAATGGCTTGCGAAACCGATGCGTAAACCGTAATGTTGCAGGGGGCGATAAAATGCGTTCCGTGTTGCAAATACGTATAGCTACCATTCGTTGTACCAGTCTCTAAAGCTACTTGAGATGCAGCTGCAGGTGAAGAACCTTCTACGATAGATCCTCCCGTCCCAATAGTAGGAGCCCAATAGGTCCAAACGCCTGTGCCCGATCCTGTGCTACCCGGATAGTTGGAGACAAGTTGAAGAACGGTGTTGCCATTTATTGACTCATAGAATGGTTGGACGGCAAGCTTCGTAAAATCTGAATTTGGGTCTGTTGAGAGTTTGACGTAAATGTCGGCGGTATTGAGCGCGCTAATGAACGAAGTTCCGGAACCCATGACTGTCGCTTGTCCGTTCGTAAACGTGCACGTGCCCGCAATGTTCTGTATGAGATTCGTGCCCTGGAAGTCGTCTCTAAATCCTTCTAGGTCAGTGACGACATTGGAATACGTCGTAGGCCCGCCGAAACCACCACCAGCAACAACATTGGTAGTTGGATACCTAACATTACCGTTAATATCAATATAAGCTTGGAAAAGCGGATTGAAAGACGGGGCGTTACCTACAACTTCTAGCCCCTGTACTTTCGCCGAACCAATACTATTGGTACCTGTTGGAATTGGAGAATTAGGACTTATAGCTACAACTAGGGCAGCTTCACCGGTGGTAGCTGCATTACCTGCAGGTGCTACATTAGCAGCTGTCGCCGTAGCTGGATCTTGTACAAGACTCATAATATACCTTTTTGGATGGCAGAGTTAAAATTACAAAATTGCGACATATTATTTGCCTTTTATACGCTTGACCAGACATAATTGACCTTGATCGTAACTGAGCTAGTACCGGGCCAATATTCATTTCCAGTGACATGTAGTCTATAAGAAAAACCATTAGAATTGAGAGCAGTCACATTAAATGCATAAATTAACCCACTTTGAACGGTTACACTTTCTTCATATAAAGAAACAGCTATCACATGCGCCGGTGTTCCCGAAAGCCCAGTTACGGACCCCAATGTTTCATCAGATTTTCCATTCAATACCACATCAATAGATCCTGGAGAAAATGTACTACCGGAACTTGGATTAAAAATATAACTCATATAGACCTTTAGGATTGTGTATAGTATAAAACGCCACCAACGGCAGCTCCACCCGACAAGTTAATAACAAAAGCATTACCAGTAGAAGTTAGAAACCATGGATTAGTGATATCCATATCCAACACAATAGTAGCCCCAGCATTCAATATAAAGGGACCTGATAATGCCGTAGAATTACCATCTTGGAAAATAACAGTGCCTCCTACTGAAAAAACTAGAGCTACCTTAAAAACTCGAACAGTCTTCCCGGCTACACCAGCCACTAAAGTATTGTTACCATTGGTACTAGCATTAATATTAACTGAAGTAGTAGTATTGGTGAGTGGAAGATTAGGTGTTTGAGATACCACTAATGCTGGATTAGTAGCTACTGCAGAAGTGGAGGCTGCTGTAACAGAAACTGGGCCATGAGTACCATCGGTGATTTCTGTTGTCCAAGCATTGGCGAGTGTATTTGCGGTTCCTTGGTTAGCAGTCACTGTGCCTGAAACCGGCTGAGTAACGGCAGATCCATCCACACGTAAAGCACCAGCAGTAGTCAATGACAATGCGTTAATAGTAGCGTTAGTATAACCAGATGGGGAGGAGGTAGTAACCACACCACCCACCTGATGCATATCCACGGCTGTTGCCACTGCTGTTGTCAGTGGATAGGCGCCATCGATTCTCAATTGTCCAATTGTAGTCAAAGATAAAGGATTAACAGTAGCAGTAGTATAGGTAGGAGCAGAGGTTGTTACGCTACCACCAACATAAAGAGGATTACCTGCCGGAGTGGCGTTCGCTGCGGCAGCGCCAACTACAATTTGTCTTCCTGATGTATCTAGTGTTAAAAATCTGGAGTTGGTACCATCAGAACCAGCAATCATCAATGCTGATGTGCCAGCAGGAATAGCCGCCCCATTAGAGACGGACATTTCCTGCCCATTGACATCATATAGGATAACGTTAGGGGATTCTCCGCTCACTGTATTTTCCTTTTTTGAGCGGCTCTTCTTACCTCATTGATATAAATTGATTTCATCAAACTTTCTTTCTCATTACTATCATTATATATCAACGGTCTATAGTCACCTAATATTTGATTTTCACCAATCATATCATACAGTTAGATCTGTTATGGTGTGAGTTCTGTACAGAGGAAATTTCCTGACGCGCCCGATGGAGAAAATTCACTCACAATCCCAATCCAATCAACTGGAACTTCCAAATAAGAGCTTGGCAATAATACGATAGAAAAGTTAGTAGCACTAGCCGTTCCGGATCCATATAAAATGTAAGCACTTTTGTTAGTATTATTATAAAGTGATGCAAAAATTCTAGGGGTAGTGTTAGCTGCTAATAATTGAGTTGCAGCGTTTGCAGTAACAGCCACAGAAGTAACGTTAGATGTACTTGCTTTGTTAGTCAAAGCAGTGACGCGCAAATTACCAAGAGTATCCAAAGATAGGGCACTTAACTGACCGGTAGTATAAGTTGGAGCAGAAGTAGTTACGGCACCACCTACGAAAGTTACGTCAGTAGTTGGGGTAGTAGCGTTGATCGGATACACACCATCAATACGCAACAAACCAGCAGTAGTTAAAGATAAAGCATTAACCGTAGCCGTAGTATAAGTTGGTGCAGCTGTAGTCACAACTCCACCAACTTGATTCATATCAACTGCTGTAGCTACAGCCGTAGTAAGTGGGTACACACCGTCGATACGTAATTGACCGGTAGTAGTTAAGTTGAATGGATACATATCACCGCTGGTCAAGCCAGATTCAGCAGCTGTAGTAACCAAGGCGCCAACATAAGTAGCGTCTGCTGGGGGAGCAGAAGCAGTTGGACCAACAGATGGGTTGGCAACCATAATAGAACCTTGCACCCAGACCGGATTAACAGATGAACCCTGAATATTGCCATAACCATCGGTTATTTCAATTGGCCATGCGTTAGCTAAACTGTTTGGAGTACCTTGATTAGCAGTTATGGTTCCGCTTACTACCCAAGGACTAGTAGATTGGGTAACAGCGACAGTACCGCCGACAGAACTGACAGCAACGGTACCATTAATAGTCTGAGTAGCTGGAGTACTCTTAGTGGAGATAGTAGAGTAAATGGTTGCACTGAAAGTGCCAGTGACGGTCCAAGTAACTTTAACCGATGGGCTAGTGGTAACGTTTAAAACAGCAGTAAAGACGCCAGGAGTATTACCAGAGTTGATAACAGAAGTAGTGGCAGAATTACCATAGACCGTTACACCGTCACCTGGATCAAGTTCTTGAATGGTGTATTGAATAGAGCCGGCACCAGTTACTGTTCCAACATTAACGATGAGAGCAATTTCTTGGGTACCGAAATAATTAAGCGCAACAATTTGAGAACCTGAAGCGGTTACTGTAGCAGACGATTGCACATAGTATCCATCGCTCATGATGGCAATACCTAGATTGCCATTAATTGCGCTTGGTACGTAGAGAGCATCACTAGCTGGGTTCCGTCCTGAAATGAGAACTGTTCGTGTACCAGCAGGAACTATGCTGCCACTAGGTACGGTAAGTTCGGTACCATCGCTAGAATAAAGTACGACGGCGGGGGATTGTCCTGACATGAGTATTCCTGTAAGTAAGAGTTATCTTTCTATGTATAATGTGTTTTTATTCATAGTATTAAAGTGTTAGTTCTCCAACACGGGCAAAGCCCGTTGCCCGTGTCCAAAATCCATCAATCTCGCCTACATACCCATATGGTATCTCATAATAACAAAATGGAAATAGTCGAATAGTAAAATCAGTTAAACTAGCTAAAGTTCCTAACTTAACATATAGAACAGAGGAAGAGTCATTATAAAGGGTGGCTCCCAGCCTAATGCTATTAGATGATAAAAGGGATACGTTGGTCAGAGATGCTGCGACACTATGAGTAGTATTGACAGAAGGACGGGCTTCAGTAACGGTAAGAGGAGTATTGGGAGAAAAAGCAACAACCAAAGCTGGTTGAGCCGCAGTGGCGGATGTGAATGGTGGCGCAACTGCAACCGGTCCATTACCATAACCATCTGTAATTTCTGTTAATGTTATCAGTTGACCGCTGGAATTGGTTACGAGAGGTCTAGAGGTAAGAGCTGGAAAAAAAGTAGCTAACAAACCAACATAAGGAACAGAAGGCGTTGCCGTGGCAGTTCCAGATAAAATGCCACCAACACTTTGGGTTTGAGATTCACTTCCAAAATCAATCACACTCAAATCTTGAGTCCAGCCTGCTCCAGCCGTAATGGTAGAGGAGCCAGAAGTAGCAAAAGCGGCAATACAAAACTCTCCATCATAATTTGTCGTAACTGAGCCCGCCGAAAGTGAAGTACCTACTCCCGTATTAGTGCTAATTTGATCAAAAATATGTGCTGAACTAAGCAATCCAGATACTTCATAACACTGTAGTACCACGGTCGAAACTGAACTGAAATTATCAGCTGTAACGGTACAGGGACCATTTTGTGTGATAGTAGACCATAAATCAATTTGCCCTACTCCTGGAGTTTCAACTGAACCATTTTGAGCATATAAATTACCTTGAGAATCAAAAAAATTATAGGTAGCGCCTGCAGATCCCTGACCCTGCATAACTAAAACAATAAGTGCATTACCCAACACCGTATCGGCAACAGTTTGAGAAAAAGAGGTTCCAATAGTGGGGCCAATACTAGCTTGCTGTACCACCGCAGCTGGTCCAAGTGCTGGAACCGTTGTAGTATCTACAGAAACTCTTAAAACACCACCAGTAGTAGCTTGCAAGTTGGTGTAATTATTACTAACTCCACCTGTTTTTTGGGCGGATAATACTGATCTAACTACTTCTACTGCTTTTTGGGCAGGAATATCGGTATCTAGATTTTGAATAAAAATAGATCTATCTATTGGATAATAAACGGTGGATAAAGCAAAACTAGTTTGGGGGGCGGCACCATTGGTATAACTTAATCTAAAATACTTGGCTCTAGCAGATAAAGAATAAAAGGACCCAACACCAGCTAAAATAGTAAACGATTCTGAATAATCAAAAGTAATGTTATCTTGAGACCATTCAAAAAGTAATCCACCATCGGCACTAGCTACATCAGATAAAACAGTAATATCGGCAGAAACGAAACCAGAAACATCTTCAGAAGATCCGCTAAAAGTAGCACCAGCTCCTAAAGGTGTGGTGGTGGAGTTTGCAACTGAAACAGTAGGAATAATTTTTACAGTAGTAGAATCTACTTGAAGGCGATAATATCCATCATCCGCATTAGTAACACCAACTGGATTACCTAACTCATCAAAAATAATTGCCGCAGGCGACTCATTAGACATTACGTCACCATACGCGTTCGAGTAGACTCAAATGCGGAACTATAGGTAATGGTATCGGTAACGGTATGAATAATGGTGACACCATCGGTATCATACATTCTCCATTCGAGAATAGTTGGGAACTTCATGGCATTGTAGGTAATTAATTTATCCACTAATTTAATAGTTAGTCCGGCATCTAAATACCAAGTCATACTAGTAGGAAATGGATTCCCAGTAGGCAAAATTACCTTATAAGCAGTGGCAGCAAAACCATGTCCTGGACCCTCATCAATAAAGTGAATGAGTTGTCGAAGCGTTTCGTGTTCATCGGGAGTAAGACCACCACCGCCACCTTGAGTGATTAAGTTCTGTACATAACCGTCAAGTTGATCGAATCCTACTTGAACACCAGTAGTAAATCCATAACCTTCTAGATATTGAATGCCACAATCATTAAATTGTAATAAATCAATATTGCTGAAAACTAATTGAATATCGCCGACCTTGAACTTATGTCGTATTTCACCCTTCATCAAAGCTGATTTAATATCACCTTCGGAAACACCAGGAATCTGAAGCAAATCTCTAGTATAACCTAAATTGATGGGGTATTGAAAAATGTTAATGGTCTTTTTTTGGGGCGAAATGTTCCTGACAATGAACATCCCACATTCATTACGACCTGGAGCAAAGACATCCATTTTAACTTCCCTTTTTATCTAAAAATGTATCTCTGATCGTTATCGTTATACTTCGTTCTACATTTGGATTTTCGGCACTAGCACGACATCCATCGAATAATTTATTGATCAATGAGTCATACCCTTCTTTAGCTACATCTTGCTTAGTAATTTCTAAAGCCTGATTAACGCCCTTACGAATTAACTCTTCATCTTTAGATAATATAACTCTTTTTAACTCTTCTTCATTCATTTTAGCTAAATTATCAAACCCTAGACGATATCTAACGTGCATTAATTCTTCTAGATAGTCAAAACTACCCATACCAGGTTGACTTTCAGTAAAATCACCATCTTTAGTAATAGTTCGCAAACCATTATCTAAAGTAGATAATAGAACACGAGCATTACTATCTTGCCATTCTGGTTCTTTACCATATACTTCTTTGAGACCAATTAATACTTTACGCAATTTGCTAAAATTAATAATCTTTTGTGACATGGCTTCTGTAATGAAAGCCTCACTACGATTATAATTCTGTAAACCTCGTCTTGGGTTATATTCTGTTTCTTGATCAATTCGACGGGTGTCAAAAGCTAATTTGGTAAAACCGATATTATTAACCGCAGACTCAAAACCTGATTTTCTCAATTTTAGAGATAGCTTTCGAGAAGACACATTTTCCGTGCCCCTGGAAATCAAATTGTATAAATCGGTTAGTTGATCAAGCTTCATATGGTTTTCCGGTGAGATTACATTAGTATATCAAAATATTATCTTATCCAACACTTGACAGCCTATTTTACGTGTTTTACATTATCCGGATGTTTATTTCCCAGTTTCAACAGCCCATCCATCCGTTGGCCATAAAAATATGTCTGACCTTACAGGAAGCCGGCTATCAAGCCTTCATTGTAGGCGGATGTGTCAGAGATTTGTATCTCAATATCGCACCCAAAGACTGGGATATCACCACTAGCGCAACTCCTGAACAGGTGATACAATTATTTTCTCGCACTATCCCTACCGGACTGCAACACGGGACGGTGACGGTGTGTATGGATGAAGGGGCAGAGAACCACTTTGAGGTAACTACTTTTCGAGTGGAAGGTAAATACTTGGATGGTCGAAGACCGGAAGAAGTCCATTTTGTGCAAAATGTGGAAGAAGACTTGGCTCGTCGAGACTTAACCATCAATGCCATGGCTTATGATCCGGTTAATAATATAATAGTCGATCCCTTTAATGGTTGGCAAGATTTGCAAGATGGCGTTATCCGTGCCGTGGGTAACCCGGTAGAAAGATTTCAAGAGGATGGTCTTCGCATCATGCGAGCAGCTCGTTTTGCAGCTCGTTTTGGTTATCAAGTAAAATCCAATACTTTACAAGGAATGAAAGATAGTATTGAGACTCTCAAAAAAGTGTCAAAAGAACGCATTAGCGATGAATTGCGCAAAACATTGATGACCAATTACCCTTCTTTAGGATTGCAATACCTATCGGTATGTGGGGCATTAGCTATTATTTGCCCACGTTTAATGGATCAGCCCACCCACTTATTTCCCTTATATGGGAATTATTCGGGCGAATTAGAAACTAGATTGGCCCTTATGTATGCTTTTGTGCCCACTAAAATAGCTAAAGAAGAATTAGTGAACCTAAAGTTTTCTAATAAAGAAATTAAACATGTCAATTTTTTGTTGGAAACCCTAAATCTTCATGACCACACCAACTATACAGCGTTTATAGCGCGCTTTAAGAATGAAGCCCCCGATGCTTGGGAACATGCCTTATCTCAATTTGTAGAGTTAACCAGGGCCCTTGGTGCCCCAATCCAAGACTGGTTGGATCAACACCAAAACGTGGTGGTGTATGCTCGCAAAGAGTTGGCCATTGACGGCATTGACTTGATGGCCCATGGGTTTGCAGCCGGACCAATTCTTAAAATGCTCTTGGATGGATGCTACTTGGAAATATTGGAACACCCGGAGAATAATAATAGAGACTATTTGTTGAATACGGTAGTTAAAAAATTGTTGTAAAACTGCGGCTGGTTCGGTATATTAGTATGGTCAAAGAGGAAAAAATGGAAGTCCAAGAAAATATAACTGGAGCATCTCCAGCAAAAAACACAGAAATTACAGAGGTAGAATTTGCATCTTTGTCGCCAGAGGTTCAAGCTGAAATCAAAGCTGGTCTTAAAGATATCAAAGAAGGTAAAATCATATCTGGATGGAACTGGAAAGAATTCTTATCTAAATAAGAATATGATGAGTAAGTATTTATGAATTTTATATTAGATTTCAGCAAGAAAGCACACGATACTCTCAAAAGTCTTAAAGAAGACAAATCACAAGAACCACTTTTGAAATCTATAGAGAAAGCATTAGATTATTTGGCAGCTGGTCAACTTGGACGTAAAGGCACTTCCAAATTAACTGGTCAAACTTCAGATGACGGAAGAGAGTTGTGGCATTCGCGTGCTAATGATGATTACCGTATTTGCTGGGTTTATAATACACCAAAACCATCAGAAGACATACCGAAACCACAAGGTCGCATTCTTATTGTCAGTATTGGTCCACACGATCACTATAAGCGATGAAAACTTATTTATTCTGCTCCCTCAATTGATTATATCTATTCAAGAAGTCCAAATACAAATTGTGCTTCCTCTGCAAAAAGATGGTAGCATCCTTATATAGCCAGTCCAAAAATATCTTGCATTGATGATAGTTCTTGACTCGGATCTCGCACATAACTTCAAAGTCTTGTTTGTGTGCCTTGATCAAATAGGATTTGAGCCCCAATTCTTCCTCAAAGTATTCCTTCAGAAAATCATTTAATTTACGAGTGCAAATTAGTCCCACGTTAGGACTGTTTCTATTATCTTCTATTTTGGGCAGATAGATCCAGCCATCTCCATCGATTAGTCCTCGGATAAAATGGCGGTATAGGGATTTATCCAGCCATTCGGGAAAGACAATTTTATGCGATTTGGCTTCGACCACGCCAAGAGTAGCGAGATGTTGGCTCATATGCTTGCTATGAAGGTTAAGCCATACATAGTAAAATATCTTTCCATTCTTATTTTTACGCGTATTATATTTGAGGATCTCTTCTCCATAAAAGATTTGCGACATTTTCTGAAGTATCTCTTCGTCCGTTTTAGATAGGTGGATAGATATCCTATTAGTGCGAAATAAATTATTGCCGTCTGCATAAATAAAGCCCAGAATATAGGCCTTTTCTTCGATGTCGATAACGTCGAAGTAGTGCTCATTAAGATCGTATTTGCGTGCATAAGAAAACCCTTTGCGCGACTCAACTCCATTATTTTTTAATAGTCGGGCAAGTGCCTTTCGGTCTATCGATAGTTTTTTACTAATTTTAGTTAAAGACATACCGCCCTCATAAAGAGCATTTATTTCTTCGATATGCGTGTCAATGAGCGCGTTAGCCTTGGTGTTGCGTTGTTTTATTGGAATTAGGTTCATAATTATATCCCTGATTATGCATATACACCTGCTATATAACAAAGAAAAAGCTACCCGTTAAGAGGTAGCTTTTTCAATATTTATTTCGTTATCTAACTACTTGATATTATTGATCAAGCTCCGATTACGACCGATTTGCGCCCGGCTGCGCAACCACGTGGGTTCACAATAGCGATACCAATAATTTCTGAAACTACCCATCCAAGCTTCAATTGCTTTGGCTCGTCGGCTGGTAGAACTTCAATGTCCTGACGAATTGGCATGACCCCAACAAACTCCGGATCAGCTACGCCGTATATAGTTCCAGGTGGGACGATCTTAGATACCATAATGTCAGTACCCCAGATATGGGCATATAGACCAGTTTGTAGAACTTCACGCATGGTTACGGGATCGAAATCACCGCCGCCTACGCCTTGTCCACCACCGCTACCCCACTTTAGAATATCAGTGAATTCATTGATATTCATGAAGTACTTGGTAGTAACTAAGTCCCAACGATCAATCTGTTGCTTGATTTCAACCAAGTCTCTCTTGAGAAGACCAGCATCAGCGATGTCAGTTAGGGTGTTTTCCACAGAAGAGGCTGCGTCCAAGGCTGCGAAAACGTTTGCGTCTTCTTGAGCCATGATTTCTTGACGAGCCTTCTGCACAGCTCTGTCAATGACGTTGAATCTACGACGCTTAACTTCAGCGATTCTCACCGTTGGGTTTGCGTAGATTTCGAATTCTGGAACCACTACACGGTCACCGAAGACACGAGATTCTGGACCAGTACCGTTGCTAGAGATAACTACAGCGGCAACGTCGATATCTCTATCGTAAGTTGGCATAGCACCTTGTGGCAATGGATCGACAACTAGGGCACGACGAGCGATACCGTGGTAATCGAGGTTTCTACGGATTGGGTTTGCCATAGCCTGAGCTAGAGCAATTTTACCGTCTTGAGTCATGATAGCGCGAGAAATTAATTCGTCACGTTTGTCATCACTGAGGGATGGTTGGCCTGCTAGACCTTGATTGGAAGGAGTGTTCTCTTCCAAAATTGCTGCATATTTAACCAAAGTTTGCAAACAGTCACGTAGTGAGCTTGCATTTACTTGGTTTTGGTTATTAAACATATTCATCAGTGTCTCCACTTATTATAGGAATTATTTGCCAGTCATCAGACCAGCCACGCAAAAGCGCGTTAATTGAATAACAAATTATTCCCATAATTGAAAAATAAAAACACAAAAGAAAACGACCTACCGTTTCTGATAGGTCGTTTAATATTTTTAACTAGTCAGCTAATTAGACGAATGGTCTGAAAGCGATAGTTGCGAACTGGAAGTTTCTGTTGGTTACAGAGCTAACGTTACCGGATGGGCTGTTGAGAGCGGCAACCAAGTAATTAGGAGTAGTTACCAAAGAACCGTTGGTGTTGAACTCAATGAAAGTTCCTACAACATAGGTTGCAAGGGCTGGGTTTCCACCGACTGGGGTTAACAAACCACCACCGAGACCGAAAGATCCAGAAGTGAAGGACAGTTGAGTTCCGACAGTTAAGGTGAGGTTAGTTGGTACTAGACCAGTAGAAGCAGTGGTATCCACGGCGTCCAAAGAGACGGCGTAAAGACCTGGCTTATCCCACAAAGTCATCTTGCCAGAGCCAGTAGCAGTGTTAGGTCCGAGGATGGCACCAGTGTAGGTGTTAGGACCGTTTACTTGTTGACCGACAGTTCCACCGACGACAGCGCCGAATAGAGTACCGTATCCTAAGATACCATCGTCAGCCAAGAAGACTGGACGAGTAGCAGCAGCTAGAGAAGTATAGTTTGGAAATTGAACAGCTGGAAGAGCGGAGTTGGAAGCAACCCAGTTCTTAGAAACGGCTGGACGCATATAGATGCCGGCAGTTTCTTGAACATAACCGTCGAATACATCATAAGCGGCTTGGTCTAGACCAGCGGTAGTAACGCCTGGTTGAGTGTTGGTTGGAACAGCAGCAAAAGCACAAACTTCGCCACCCTTAAAGGAGGTTAGTTCGGCATCACGAACATCAAATTGGCCAAGGGGTTCTGTACCTGGCTGTAAAAGTTTTAGAGACATTTTATTTTCCTTGAAATTAAAGCGTATATTAAACGCTGGTCTTACACTTTGGACTTACAATAACTACATATACAATTATTACCAGAAATGTGATAAAATATTGCAACTTAATTGATTAAGAGCCGAATTGCTCCATCAAATCTATCATATCTGGGCTATTTTCTAGTTCTTTAGTGTGCAATTCATCATCTTCTTGAATGGTGGTACCAGCTGGCGTAGTTACTTTAGTAGGAGAGGTATTTTGGGCATTAGCAGCTACAGTATCTACAGTGACTTTGGCCTGATTATTACAGTTAGTTAGTAATGTTTCCAGATCGGTTACATCTTTTAGAATGGCTTCTAAAGCGTGGGCCACGTCATCAAAATCATCAGCTATTAGACCGCCACCTTCTAAATCACCAGCAATATTACCATGACCACCGTGCAAAATGCCAGTTGCATCTATCATTTGAGTGATCACACCTTTTTCAGCAATATGTTGTTGTTTATAGACGCTATTCTGAAAATTAGCAATAACTTGTTGTAAATAGGGACTTATTTGCTTAACTACTGTATCTAATTGCTGATAAGCGGCGGCAGCTTCTTGTTCTATAGGCCCTAACATTTGGGCTAAATCGCCACCCATTCGTGGCTTACTTATATTATTGATGGCTGGCATTACTCGATTAATTGCTTGTTTTAACTGATCTAATTTAGCTTTAATATCATGGGCTTGTTCAATAGTATCATCAGTTAATTTATATCCCCAACCCAAATTATCATTGGAAGTAATTAAGTCATTTAGTTCACTAACCGCTTTTTGATAATCGATATCAAAACCATCACTATGGAAAGGTAAATGTTGCTTAGCATACCAGCCAGCCAAGAGGGCCACTATTCCGCCCAAAACCATTTGCCCTAACAGACCTTGTTTTTTTAGAGTTTTTGAGCTAGCTTGCCTAAGACAGACGTCCGCTAAAGTTCTTAGCTCGTCATGCCCCCTATTATCCATTTCGTTGCCCACACGTACTAAAGATAAAACCAATTCGCGTTCCGCATATTTGGTTTGCACAATAGAGCCAGTGTTATTTTTATTGACGATATGTAATAAAATATCTTGACGTTCATTGACATTTTCCACCAAACCATTAAGTTTATCATAAGATGGTGCCAATACTAATGGATTGGGATGAGCCACTTCCACAATATTACGCTTATATTCTACTTCTTTAGGAGCTGGAGGCTTAACGCCATATAAATGAGCAATATCATCGATGCTCAAAGAGTCAGCACGATGAGTTTTCTCAAGATCAGCCTTATTTTCTTCGGGAGTAGCTTTGGACACTAAGCCCTTCTCTTCGGCTATTTTGACAAATGACTCAAATATTTCAGATCGTCTCATTTTATCACCATGGGTAAATTATATGGATATTCCTTAATATGCAGGTAAATCATACGGATGCTTTTGCGACCTCATCGATATAATGATCCACAATAGCTTTTTTATTGGCATACATAGAAGGAAGATAAACTTTAGGTTCTCCGGCGGCAGCATGATTATACCACACAATTTGGTCCCTAACAGCTTGGAAAGTGGGGGAGGATTGAATGGCACTTTCTTTACCGTCTAGTCCGGCGTAGACGTCTTTAGTGAAATTGACCAGCATATTTTCAATAGAACTAGCATCGTTAGTCACATTTTCTGCCCAAGGTTGTGGCGCCGGCGTATTTTGATAGGAGGGGTTAACCTTAAATGTGGTTTGAGTAGTAATGGGCGTAGGAACAGCAGCTGGACTGGCAGTTTGTGGCGAACCGGCTTGATAATTACCACTTAAAGCATTAGGTCGACCCAACATCTTATTAGCCACATCACCTGCCACCATAAAACCGGCAGACATTAATGCTACCTTAAAAATCCATCCTAAAATCCTACCTAACATACTAGTAGTTCTAGCACCTCGACCAATAGCATAGGCAAAAAGTTGCTGCTCGGGAATAGTTTGTTTGGTGAGTCGAAATAATTGTCTATCATATTGTTCTAGAGACAGCCTTAACCCACGAGCATGTCTCAAATCCTGGGCTATACTATTTTCCATGGTATCGGCTGGAGATTGATCCTCTTCTTGTGGAGCATATTGTTGCACGGCTTGAGAAACCGCACTGTCTATTTGAGATGGAACTACTTTTTGCCCATTACTTAAAGTGTTTTTAACTTCTTGCCACAATACTTCTACCATACCACCTATATTAATGTGCAGAGCACTAGCCAATACACCAAACAATAATCCTAAAGTACCATGACCAAATAATTTGAAGAGACCAAAAATGGCAGTTGGAGCTAACATATCGATAACGCTGCCCACCTTATCTTCTGGGTTGATATGTTGACTGACATAATCAGTAATGAGTGGAGCAACACCGGATAACATGCCATTAGTATCCCCTCTTTTTACTAAAGAGGGATCTCCCATAATGGTTTCCACTATCAAAGTATCTACATAAAATCTGATATCGGCACTGCTCATTGTGCTCCTGCTTGAGGTAAGCTGGAACGAGCTGCGCTGATACTATCCAAATTACTAGCTTCGATGGAACTACCATATGGAATACTATGACCTCCCACTTGTTGCTCAATAGCTTGTAATAATTGCGGGTTTTTAGATAATTGCTCATAATGAGCATTATATAAGTCATTGATGAGCGTGCCTACTGCGCGCACAGTATATTCTAAATAGTCAGCTAAAGCCCTAGCACTACCTCGAGAACGAACAGCTTGACCTGGCGAAGCGGGAGTAGACCAACTCATCAAATCGCTAGCCGTTAAACCATCCATATTAAAGTTTATTCTATTATCTATCGTATTCTGAGTGGCTCCTTGCATATACTGCTCTGCTTGTTGCATAGCGGTACTAGCCTGTTGTTTTCTGGCGGGATCAGTACTGGATAGTACGGTACTACGATATAGATTGATGAAGTCCCTAACTTTTCCGAAATATAGTTGGTTGGTATCTAATGGAAGAGCACTAATGAGTTGTTCTAAACCCGGAAGTGGTTGTGCAGTAGCGCCACTTTGACCTTCTTGTGAAGAAGTAGAGGGGGTAGTTCCCACACCCAAAGTCACATTGAACATTTGGGCCAACTTAGGTATCTGCGCCACATAAACAGTAGCAGTTAGTTCGGCATCATCAGACTTAGCTCGTTGTTTATCATCTTGAGCCCTCTTGTATAAAGCGGTTAACATCGTATCATACTGTAGAGTTTTCCAATTTTTACCATCAACAAAAATATTATTCTTTTGTATCCACGCATTAAAAGCAGTCTTAGAACTAATATCACCAAAAGTCAAAGGTATATTGCCATCTTCATTAGTTTCTTGAGTTTGTATATTTTGTGGCACATTATCTACCACTTTATCGGGCGTTAAAGTTTTTGCCGGTTCTTTATAGGTAGAACTTATATTGGCATCTAATTGATCATTGGCTTGCTGAATAATATTTTGTAGTTGTACATTCAAGACTGGATTGGGATTCTGGGCCAAATGAGCCTGTACACTAGTCACATAAGCCACCAACAAATCCTTATTGACACGATAGTTATACTGAATGTTTTGAGCTTTTGGATCTCGTGTATCGGCAACACCTTCTAACTTGTAAAGCTGATAGGAGGGATCTTGCACATTTTCATTAGGGGCATAAGCTACACGCTTACCATCCATCACAATTTGATTATTAGCCAACCAAGCTATTAGAGTGGCTAAGTTTTTGAGATGCGTAACATCTAACGATACATCATTACCACTCTGAGAACCAACAGCTGGAGCATTGGGATCTTTAGCTGGTGGGCGCAATTGTGCCTGCAATTGTTTAATATGGTTTTGCAAAGCAGCCATATCTGGGGGAGGCGATGCAGGATCTGGAACAGTTTGACCTTTTTTGAGAAACTTCTTCTCAAACTCTAATCCATGTTCGACTAGCTGTTTTATTAATTTGGGGTCGTTGTAAATAAAAGACATATTAACTCCCACCAATTTGATTACTAATAGCCGTCAAAGTATTATATGGATCTAATTTGACTTGGTATTGTGTATTTACGCTATCAATTTTTTTATTGAGAGAGGCTAAATTCACCAAATCATCTACCGTAAACTGTGCATTCTGCTTGCCCTGTTGATCCAATGGAACCGAAAATCCATTAGGAAACTTTTGTTTAATAGCTTCCACTTGTTGAGGGGCTAATTGAGAAGTAGGTTGAGCTTTATAGGTAAGATAAGCCTGATCTCCTTCAATGGTGGCACGATAAGCTGGCTTATTCAAGATGTGTTGTTGCACTTCATTGAATAAATGCCTAATAGCTACAATATATCCTTCTAATTTTTGGGCTCTCTCTGTTTTTTCTTGGGGAGTTAGATCGGTAGCCTTATATGGAAGCATTTCTTTGAGATTAGATAGATTTGCATCATCAAAAACTTGTGATACAAGATGAAAATCATGAGCCATCTTCAATAAACCGGAAGCTAAAGCATAGGCATCCCACAAAGCTCCGTTGGTACGTGGTCCCCAGTTATTATCCGCAGATAGTTCATTAGCAGGACCACCCACTCTGGACATGGTATCAGCGATCATATTCATTCTGGCAGGTTGATTAGGATTTTTGTTAGCCATCTGTGTTTGAGATGGATCGGCATCGAACTCTACACCACCAGCTGGACGCAAATAATGTTCTACAATAAAATTATTAAAAGAAAGACGACTATCAGCCTCTTTCTTTTCTTCTGGTGTTTGTGGAGTACCTGTAGCAGGAGTGGCTATTTGACTACTGACAGCACGAGATAAATTCATTAGCTCGGATTGCATTCTAGCTACATCACGAGGAGTATGTCCTCCAACACCAGCTGGAACTGCTGTATCAGGCGCAGGTGGACCAACAAAAGAAGTTGTACCGGGGACAGCAGGCGTAGTAGTTCCTTTAGGCTCCGAACCAGGAAAAAACCCTGTCAGTCCAACTGGCATATTTTGTGCCAACTTTTTGATTTTTTCTACTATCTGTTTACTATTTGATTTGCTCATATTCTCTCACGATAACTTCATATAATTTCTAAAAGCATCTAACTGAGCTTTATAGCCATTAGCGCCATTTAATCTGCCAGCAAAACCGGCTACTGCTTTATCTTTGTATTCTGGTGGGGCACTATCAAACTTAGATTGTTCACTCGTAATTTGTTGACTTTTACTATTTAACCAGTTGAGAGCGGCGACTTGATTAGTTGGCCTATTAGCTTGTATTTGAACCACATAGCCCTTAATTTGATTCAAAAGATCTTGATAATTTTGGGAAAGCTGTGTCGCAGCATCACCACCTTGTGAAGATGATTGTTGTTGAGTTTGAGATGTTATCTTGGCAACAGCATCATTTGCAAACTTGTCATTAAGAGCGTTCAGGCTAGCCGCTCTCTCCATATAATTTTTAGCCAAAGCTACTACATCCATATAGATGTTGAAAAAGGGCATATAAGTTCTTACTACAGATTCGTCTTTGAAAGATTGTGTCCAACTCCAAATAGCTTGAGCTGATTGACGACTTTTCCAAATCAAATCATCTAGTATTTTTAATTTTGCTAAAGTTTCTTTCGATGGATTGGCTTGTACTTCAGAAATAGCTGAATAGTTTTCTTTTATTTGCCCGAAAATGCTATCAAAATCTGATAAAGCCTTCTGAATAGGAACAGAATACTTAGTATCATCACTATCGTAATCAGTGAGTGATTTTTGTGTGGCCTCAATTAATTTTTGACCCGCATCCTGAATTATATTTGGTGATAGAAAATCTTTGAATAAAGCATTACCCACCATAGCACCACCTATGGCACTGACTAGGGCTGTACCAGCTAAAGCGCCCATAGCACCAACAGTAGCCGCAGAAGCGCCTTCCGCCGTAGTTCCGCCTGAACCTAATAGGCCCATTAATTTGCTCCAGCCACCACCATAAGCATACCCGCCCGCTGGGTCGAACACTACTGGAACGGCACCTAAGGAAACCTTAGCTGCCCTTTTTACTACTAAAGGGGGAGCACCTATAGCTACCTTTACTGCCTCGATGGCCTCTGAAATGGAAGCTAACTTACCAGTAGGTTTTTTCTCTATCATTTGTAGGTTTTTAGCATGTTGATCTAAAATGTCTTCCACCACTGCCCCATCATTCTCGGCATCAAGACCCTCTAGTTTATGGCTGCCTTGTGGATGAGCAGCATGCACCAAATCTTCACCTTTTTCAGGCGTAGTTTCATATAAAGTTTGAGCTTGTTTGTAATTGAGAAGATTAATTTCCAATTCACTGGCCTGTTTCTCAAAACCACGATCACGTAAACCAGCGCATAGTTTGAGCACATTATCTAACAAACTATTAGAAGGAGTTAGATCGGTTTTTACCGCAGCGGTTTTAGTCAAAGGCTCCTCTTTAATCCAGCCTTTTTCCTTGGCCACTCGTTCAAGTGATCTCATGGTGGGAGACGATGAAAAATCTATATGTTTATAAGTCATAGGCGGGCCTCAATGAGTAAATGTCTATATTATACCAGAATATAGAAAGCTCCTACCATAAATAATAGTTTATGCAGCTATGTTGGGGCATTTAACGGTCCAACCTACCATGGCACAGCATACGAAACCGTACTTACCCACTTATTGATATTTTCAATAGAGAAGGCATTCAATCATTGGATTCATGGGCGTAGGCGGGGCTGTCACCATCGCAATAGCAGGATGAATGGGACTAGGCCTACGAGTGGTCAAGAAGCCCACTTCGCTACAGTATAAATTGGCACGGACCGGGTATTGTTGATTGCTTTCGTATTGGTCAGTCTGGAAGAACATACGCTCAAACCATACTGTCATACGACCCGAACCCTGTGTGCTATCATCACCTGGAATATTAGCTACTTGATAAGTGTAATTAACTACCGCCCTAATAGCATTAGGGGTTCCACTACCATTTAGATCCAAATTAAGTTGAGTTCCGGAAACAAAAGTAACAATACCATTAATTGGATTTAATACTACATTAACAGTAGAATTAAAACTAGAAGGGACAATATTGGGCCTTCTCAAAGCATAATTGATAGCTACTGGGGTAACGATAGTATTGTTGGGCCCTGGCACACCAATCGCCGGCACAATAACCACTTCATTCCAAGAGACATTGGTAAAAGCTTTGGTTTTAATATCGTCAATGATGCCGATAGGAGCCGTACCATTACTAACGGTACACATTACTTGATTACCAATAACGGTAAGCTCAGCCACCATCCCTGGTTGAAACTCCGCACTAGGATCACATATAAAAGATACTGGGAGCGTGTTGCCCACTTGAACAAGTCTGAGCATTTAACTACCTGAAATCATTGAGTTTTTTGGAGCCGCAATGTTCGGCATTCTAACTGTTTTCATTTTTATTCCTCGTAAAATTTCAACCCGGCTAACTCCACAGTCATATACAAGAATATATATCCAACGAAAACTTCTTTGATATTATTGATACAGAAGAAAAGGCATATGTCTTTAGACTGGCTGTACCAAGACGCCACTATCTATCTACTACGCAAATATGAAAAATATCTTGAGTTTAATGCGCTTATTTAGGAGACGATACTTCATCCTCAAAGTCTTCCAAAGTATCCATGTTAATATTTAAGTTATCATCAACATCGGCAATATCCATATCAAACAACTCATCTGCTCGCAAATCATCCACACTCATGGCGTCTAATGCTTCTGCCACTTCGGGGTCGAAATCAGCATTGTCAGCACCTTGGTCATCCGCCATATTGAAAACAGTACCATGATGTTTCAGATTTTCTACCATACGTTCTGGAGTTAGGTTCTTCATATGGAAATTATGAGGCTTTCCAGGATCCTTAACCTTATCCTTTTTGTGATGCTTAATGGCAATTTTAGTCAAAACTTGTAGCACTTGCTCGGCTCTAACCTGTAATCCAGCTTCTTCTAGAATTTCCAAAGCAGCATGCAAACACTCACCCGCCTTCACCAAATCAGGAGTTTCTCCCGAGGCTTGTTTGCGTAGTTCTTGTTGCATTCCAACGATTAAATCGTTCTCAAAAACGGATTTTTTAATCATTGAACGTCCTTAGCTAGGCCCTGTAAGACTGTCGTGATTAAAGCGGCTTCTTCAAGCATACCGGCACGCTCAAAAATAGCAGCGGCATCGTTCAAATAATCAACAGCTTTGGCTAGTTTGCTTAGTCCGTATGTATTTTCCACCTGGCTTTTAACCAAAGTCTTTTCCATCGAACGAAAGATTTCGTCTCCGTCGGCTTGTTGTTTGAACATTGGCACCTACTTATGAGTTACTTTTTGGAAGACTTCTTGGAATCCTTAGAATCTTTCTTGGAGTCACTCTTTTTAGAATCGCTCTTCTTGTCCTTAGCGGAATGAGAATCCTTCTTAGAATCTGATTTCTTGGAATCAGACTTCTTAGAATCCTTCTTAGACTTCTTAGAATCCTTTTCCTTCTTCTTAGCTTCTACTACCAAAGAGGCTAGTTTCAAGCTGAGAGAGGCGCCTCTGACGAGACCGACGTTATCTAGAGCGGCAGATGCGGTTAGCAAACTGTCGATAGCAACATCAAAGGCAGAAGATACTTTTTCTTCAGAATCATCAGCCTCAGAAGAATCTTCCTTCTTCTTTTTGGCGTCTTGATCGTCAGCAGAGGAAGAGTCCTTAGAAGAATCCTTCTTTTTAGCATCGTTATCATCAGCGGAAGACGAATCCTTGCTACTATCCTTGAAATCCTTGTGCTTCTTAGCATCGTTGTCATCAGCAGAGGAAGAGTCCTTGGAAGAATCCTTCTTTTTCTTGGCATCTTGGTCATCCGCACTTCCCTTATCACACTTACAAAGGAAATTTGGTTTACCACATTCAGAGCACTTGCCCTTTTTGGCTTCGTTATCATCTGCCATAGCAGAATCACACATGCAACTATCCTTATCTTTGCTGCATTTGGGGCACTTGTCCTTAGCATCATTCAAGTCACTTGCGAACTTGTATTGAGTGCCGAATAGAGATTTGTGCTCTTGGCTTTTTAATACCGCATCCATTGCTGCGGCGACAAAATCTGATACGCTTTGGTTTTTCATCGTTTAATCCCTATTCCTAGTTTTAGAATGCACCTTTTTTGGTACCGAACATTGAAGATAGTTGTGAATATGCATCTTCTTCAGTTCCTTCGGCAGCAACTGCTTGTAGTTCGCTTTCGTCTTTCACACCAACTAATGGTAGACGTCCGGCTTGCTTACGTAAACCAGTCACTGGGTGTCTGGCAACTACTCTCTTGAGAGATTCAAAGCTTGGGTCATCAAACTTCATAACTTCGTCTACCTGTAGAGAGATAGAAGCTCTGTCAGCATTGACTAAACCACGTTCAGCCATGTCATAGGCTAGCTCATAAGCTCTGGCCAATTTGACACGATACTTGTTTAGTTGCTCTTCTAGTTGAGCCTTTACATGCTCTTTAACTAGTTCGCTAGCAAATTCGCTACCACCGTCAGTTTGACCGTAGTATTTCTTCCAGTAAGCAACGGCGTCCTTGTCTAAACCTTCGGCTACTAGAGCATCTAGGTCGGCTGGATCTAGAGAACCCTCAGATACCAACTTTTGAATAGCTTCTGCTTCCTTACGAACCTTTGGTGGAGCTTTAGCAACTTCCAACATAGCCTTATTAACTTCTGGTAGGGTCTCAACCAATCCGAGAGAATCGGATGGCTTAGTGTCTAGTTGAGTTTGACCGTCAGCTAGTCTGTCAGCTTGGTCTAGCATGTCGCTGAATTGAAGCTTGGAAGCGTCTTGGATTTCTCCAGTTTCTTCCTTGCCCAAAGCATCGGCAGCCAACTTGGCACGTAGTGCGGCACGACCTTCTCTGGTATTCAAAGAAGCTTGCACCGTTACGCTGGCATCTGGGTTTTGTTTAGCAATCATAGCAGCCTCTTGTGGTGTTTTAACTGTCACTGCATCATTATTATCTTCAGCAGCAGCTTCTAGTTCTCCATCGAGAGCTTCTAGTTCATCATCAGCAAGACCCTCGTCATTCATTAGACTATGAACGGCATCCAAATCTGCATTGGTGTCGTTAATTAGTCCCATTAAGTCACCACCATCAGCGGAGTGACTATCCTTTTTATCGCTCATAGCATCTCCTTCGTCGGTAGCTAATGCATCAAGTTCTGCCTCGATTTCAGCGCGCTTAACGATGGCATTAGTACCACGAGCATACTTCACGAAAGCAGCCATCAACTTAAAGCCGTCTGCCACAGCAGACTTAGATTGATTGAAAGCATCACCCACTAGGGAATTAAGTAATTCCTTGCTAGTTTCATTAATGCCTTTGTCATATAAACTGATAATCATTTCAAGCTCTTGCTTGTGATCATTGAGTTCAGCAACAGACTCTTTCATAGCCTGAATCAAAGAACCATTAATGTGCTTCCTCATAGAGGTAAGATCGGAAGCAGACTTGGAAGAATCATCAGCCATAGCGGCAGGACCACCTGCTGGACCGCCTACGCCACCCATATCGCCTGCTGGAGGAGCACTAGAACCATCTTCAGTACCCATTTCAGCTTGTTCACCAGTTAAAGCGCGGACGGCTTCTACTAGATCGGAGCTGAGGTCTCTTACTTTTTCAGCCAATTCAACAGCAGTAGCTTTTGGATCACCAGACTTACCGGTATCTTCAGCTGGAGGGGCAGCCGTATCTGGACCACCTGGAGGAGCGCCTACATCACCACCTGGAGCGCCCATATCTGGGGCAGGTGGAGCAACTTGTGCTTTCTTGATAAGTTTGGCTACAGCAGGAGCGCCTTCCAACTTAATCTTTTCAATTAATTTGGCGCCGAATGGCTTGGTAGCAATGCTGTCATAAAATATCTCAGAACGACCAGCGGATAAGTCATCCACTGATGCGGTCAATAATAGTTTGTCACCCAAGAAAACTTCCCAGGCACTCTTGCCTAGGTTTTGGGTACCATCTTCGTTAGAAGCCTTGATAAAACGAGCTCTCAAAGAGGCGCGGGCTAACATTTCTTTACGCTTGAGTTCGTCTTTTGGCTCAGCAGAGCTTGGAGAAGGGTGAAGACCATCAACTGGACCCACACCTGGAAAAGGTGGTTGTCCAACCATCTGCTTATCTTCATACTCACGTAGCTCTTCATTGAGCTTATCCTTGGGGTACTTAGCTTTACCTGGGGTTGGTTCATTAACACCACCGCCACCTTGGTAGTAAGACTTGCTCTCTAGAGCATCTTTAGCTAATTGAACGATAGCTTCACGTCGCATAGCACGCTCTTCCACTTCAGCACGAGCTAACATCTTCTTACGAGCTAGTTCATCTGATGGATCAGCGGAAGCTGGGGATGGATGCATTCCATCAACTGGACCGACTTCTGGAAATGGAGGTTGTCCTACCATTTGCTTGTCCTCATGCTCACGAAGTTGTTCGTTGAGTGGGTCTTTAGGATATTTCACTTGACCTGGGGTTGGTTCGTTTACGCCACCAGCACCCTGGAAGTAGCCCTTTTTATTAAGTTCGTTTGATCCAGTCATATTTTCCTCTTGTGTATTAATAGAAGTTTTTGCTAACTTATCCAAGCTTTGTTTCATTTGGTTTAACTTGGCTTCGATAGCGGCTGTAACTTCACGAAGCTCGCTAATACCTGCCTCTTCAGCAGATGCAAACCTTGCAGTTTGCGGAGTTTGGAGAGCCAATCCCGAATCCGTCGGTGCGCCTTCATCCATGGCTATAGAACCTGACGACTGATTATATACTGAAGAATTAGTATCTTTTTCAGAAATTTTTGTAGATTGAGCAATTTCAGCCAATCTTTGGAAGGCTTCATCTAAATCAGCCTTAAACTTTTCAATATTATTGGCATTAATATGAATGTCAGTAGAGCCCCCGCCCTCATTACCTTTCGGATCCTGTAAGTGTAAATCTGCAGAAAAGCCTAAATCAGCCAGTTTTGCCAATTCTTGGGCTTTATTTTCTACATAGGTATTGAGAGTATTGGCGGCAGCCAACACATGTTTAATGGTAGCTCTGTTATCGGCACCATTCATAACTATAGATAATTCAATGGGATTTAGATCTACGTTAATTTCACCATAACAAGACTTGTTCTTCATATGCTGACAGAAGTCTTGTTCAGTACGAGCCACACGAGCACAGTCAGAACAGATAGCTCGACCTACCGCAGTTCCCATGGAAACGCAATTAGAAATACCCGTGGAAACATTGCGAGCCAATTGTGGATAGCCAGCTTTATCCAAAGCGCAAAGGGCAATCACTCTCTTGAGATTACGATCATAATAGGTATCAACAATAAAACCTCTGACATGGTCTACCGAACTGGACTTATGATCGATGCAAAGAGGCTTGTGGACCCACTTTTTATGTGCTTTAACTAATTCTGCTTCAGGGAAAATATCACCATTAGAATTTTTATATGGTTTTACACTAGGATCAGTAGTAGTCCACTTCCAAGTGTTATTGCTAGTATCCCAACCTACTTGAACGGCTTCCCCTTTAGCAGTTAACTTGGGGGTGCCATCATCATTAAGAGCGGCAGCTTCGGCAGCATGCATCATAACGGCACTGAAATATAAGAAATCCTCCGCCTTGGGAGCAATCTTTTTTAGATTGTTAGCAAACTTTTGGAAGTTCTCTAGAATATCTGCACTAACGGCAGGAATACAAGACTCTGTATTCTCAATTCTAATTTCAGTGGTTTCACCAAATTTACTAAATGACATGTATTAACTCCCTGACTTCTTTTCAAGAGAAGTATCAGTTTTCTCATCTTGTATGACAGCTTCTTTGACAGACTTCTTTTGATCTTCCGTCAATTTTGACTCTGGAAGAATATCTGTAATTTTGCCATCGGCATGTTTAATGAACATAATTATATTACCTTTTATTACCATCATACGTCAATATTGACATGAAATTAATTGCCTAGCGTGCTTCTTTCCTTAATAGCGTCATTCAATTGATCTTGTCTCTTTTGGTACAAATCCATAATTAATGGAGTTTGTTTTTCTACCTTCATCTGTAAATCTTGACTTACAGAATCTACCCAACTTGTGGCTAAAATATTGTTTTGCACATGTGGCTTAATTCTTTCATCGATAATCTCATCGATATCATCACACTGATGTTGCACATCCTCAATAGAGGTTACTACATTTTTGGAAAAATCTTTGGATTGCAAATCATCGAAAATCTCAGCAAACTTATTAACTTTTACCTCTAATTCATCGATAGCAGATATCATAGACTTCATTAATTTAACAGACTGAGTATCGGAAGCAAATAATTGCATAGTATTAACACACTCAAAAGCTATTTCCTTGAAATGATTGAAGTTTTCAATAGCCTTATCACGAAAACGACGAATAGCAGCACGAGCCTTCATAACTTCATCTGGACTCATATCTGGGTTGTCCTTGAAGGGAGTTTTCATAATATTAAGATGATCGGAAGCTTGTTGTAGGGCTTTTAAGGCGGTAGAAAAACACAAAAGAGCCTGCTCTGCCTGTTTCTTTTCAGTATCAGACACCTCATAGCTCATTTGTATAGAATATGCCTTTTTCTTAATCATAAAAGAACCCGCCATAATTTTCGGTTGGTCCAAAACCTCTTGCGCCGGCATCATTATTGAAAACACCAACTTGAGGAATGGTTTCATCCTTGTTATCATTATGTTGTTTTATTGGCTCTTGATTATAATTCTCTCGTGTGGGCGACTGATCGTTTATATAATTGTAAACGGCGTCCATAGGGTCTTGACGAGTATGATCTAAATACGGAGCCCAAGAATCCTGACGACTTTCATCCAAGTAAGTATCCCTATTATCACTAATATACTCTCTTTCATTACCTACGATATCGACATGATTAGTGTCTTTGGCGGGCTTACAT